AATGAAGAACGTCCGGCATACTCTCTGAATTATCTGACTCCAAAACAGTATAGGGAGTATTATGCTCATTAAATGATGTATAAAAATATAAAGTGATGTCTACTTTTTGTTGACTAGTACATGCAATAATTGTGGTAGGGCTAAATTTATTTCCAATGTTATTCTGAAGAATAACTACTGGTCTTCTACCACTCTGTTCTGAGCCTTTAGAATCGTATTTAGTTATATCAGCGAAATATATTTCACCACGTTTGATTTCCATTATGTTAGCCCTCCTTTCTCTGTTTGTCCCTTTTGATATTTTATATAATACATCATATCGTAATATATGTCAACATATATTATTGATTAATATACTATTTTTTACTATAATACAAATAAATGATATATGAAGAGGTGTTATATGTACAAACTTAATGTAAAAAATCTTTTAGATGCAAAAGGTAAAACACAATATTGGCTTGCTAAACAGACAGGAATATCTGCAAATAATGTAAGTAAAATCTATAATGGAGAAACAATCAATATTAGACTTGATACAATTAATAAGTTGTGTGAAGCATTAGAATGCACACCATGCGAATTATTTATTAAGGACGATACAAAATAACTTTGTATTGTCCTTTACATATAGCATATCACATATTGTTTAATACATCCTTCATTCCTACTGCACCGTTTGCATAATTATTAACTGTTGTATTCACACTACTATGTCCAAGCTGTTGCTGCACAAATGCAAGATTTCCATTCTGATTCATTATACTAGCATAATAATGTCTCATCATATGTGGAGTAATACCATTTCCATAATTCTCAAATATCTGTTTGATATTTCTCTCTGTTGTACGTGTGCCATTTTTATTAATAAAAACTGCCTCCGTATCTACAATATTATCTAAAGTATTTCTGTATTCTAACCATTCGTTTAAAGCCTTTAAAGCTGATCCGCTAAGATATACAGTTCTATTTTGCATTTCTCTGTACACACCTTTACCGAGAATAGTAATGTATGGCATTTCTTCATCTAAATGTAAATCTGATAAGTCCAAACCCGCAAGTTCCGATTCCCTTATTCCAGTTCCTCTTAATACACGAAAGATTGTAATATTTCTATTCCTTACTGGGATATCCTTTTTCCACATTATTTTCTCTTCCATATCATTAAGCTGCTTTTCTGTTGGAAGTTTTTTTGTTAAATTATTTCCAGATGGAATTCCTTTATATTTAATCATTTTGTAAAAATCTTCTATCTTACTATAAACCTCTCTTAATAAACAATCTCTATATGAATAAATATCCTGTATAAAACTTTTAATGATATTTTTTCTTGTTTCCGTTGTGGTTGGTGACATTCCGTTCATCTCTTTATATCTAAGATATGAACTAATATTTTGTGGTCGCAAATCACTAAAATCAGAAACTTCTATTTCAGAAATTAATTTCTTATTAATGATATTATTTTCAATTAACCACTGTAAAAAATCTTTAATTGCTACCAGATAATTTAACGCTCCATTTTTGCTTTCCAACTCATTTAAGTAATCTCTTAAAAATTGTGGTGCATTTAACTCATCTAATTTTTTATTAAGCTTCTCTGCGTTTTTATTTTGCACTTCTATCTTGTAACACATAATTATCAACCTCTCTTTCATAATCATCTATGTAATAATTCTCTCTTTTAATCTTTGCGACTTCAAAAATCTCGTCATAAGAGTCACAAAATCTAACCTCAATGCATTTTGTGATTTCACCACATCTCAAACAATATAGGTCTTTAACGTGTTTTCGTTCTCTTTGTCGCTGCCTTTGAATGCCTCTAGCTAACATATTTTCACTCATACATTTCATACATATGAATCTTGATTGTCGTTTTGGATTTCCATTTTTATATCTACTCATTTTTCTCACCATCCTCTAAAATTGTTAGTATATTACACTGAGCTACAATCCCATACCCCTCCTGAATTACTTCCCGATTCTGTAAATCTTTTGGAATGTCATATAACATCCCTTTCCACAGTTCCTTTCTTAATGGATCTGTTGTGTCTTTCGTTTCTGATGTTTCAATCGTAATTGGTACATTTTCGTTATTTTCTATAAAATCTCTAATTGTTGTCATAATATCACCTCATTTTCTGTAATAAAAAAGAAGCAGTTAATTTCTGCTTCTAACACTTATTTCTATATTTGATTCACCTTTAATAAGAAAGCAATTTTTCTTTTGGTTTAGTTACCTTCTAACTAAATTACCAAATAAGTTCATTACCTGTTCTCTTGTATATATTTCTTTATTATAAGTGACTCTTGTATCAAAATGATACTCTTTTAATTTTGCTTCATCTAATTTCAATACACCATAAGCAATCATATCGTTTAATTCATCTATTTTGATAAAACACCCATTAGAATTGCTTTCAGATACATTAAAATCTGAAGGATACATTCTATCCATAATTATCACTCCTTAAAATTACAAAAAGAAATCGTCATTTACACGGGTTTATATTTTTGACGATTTACTTTCTGCCTTTCATAATAAGATTCAAAACAATTGTTAGTCTCCTCTTTTTATTTGAGGAATCAGCCTCTCCGTATATCTTAGTAAGTTTACCTTCATATTCTTGTTGTAAACTACATAATTCGCTTTCATATTCTATCAATTCTTTTAGTGTCATATTTGTCACTATATCACCTCTTCCAATTTTCCAACAAATTCTTAGTACCCATTACACATGCAATAATACTTAACATCAGGTTCTCCACTAACATGGCGATACCCCATTTCTTTTATTAGCCTTAAACCTGAATTATACTGCTTATCATTTGTATAGTTATCTTTTCTTGCCAATTCATTTATAATTGATTCCATTTGAATTCTCCATTATTTACAGTGAAATTTTACCACTTCTATAATCTTCTATTTTAGTAGTTCTTTGCGTTCCATCTTTTGTATTTTTTATCTGCCATAGCACATATACTTGCTAATGTGTCGGTTACTATACTCTGTAAACCTTCCATTTAGTCAACCAATGATAAAATATCATTTCTATCAAAGCCAATCAATTCATCAGATTCTATAATATCAGCCAATATATTAACAATTTCTTTTTGTGCTTCAGAATCCCATTCCATAAGTTCCTCTTTTATTATCTTTGCACCATTTGATTTTGCAATATAATAATCTTCCAGTGTAGCAAAGAAAAATTCATATTGACTATCAAATGGTGGCATTTTACTATTCTTCATATCGTTTAAATATTTTAATGTTTTTTTATTTTCCATCTACATTACCTCATTTCATCAATTCTTCAATTAAATCTAATACTTCACATACAAAATTTCTGCCCACATTGAGGACAATATGTATTTGTAGAATATACATTACTACCACAAATACCGCACTGATGTACAATTGTTGATTTCCCAAATAAGCTAAATTCTCTTTTATTATTTGTTGGAAATCTCCTTTGTTTTCTTACACATTCTTCTATGGTATCAATATTAGCCATTAAATCTTCAATATCACCAACTGTAATAACTCCGTTTTCATTACTATACGAGATTTTAAATTGTTGTATGGAGATCAATGCCGCATTTATTTCTTCTTCATACATTTATATCACCTCAATCTCCTATTAGCCAATCTTTTCCATCACAAGATTTGTGTTCTTGGACAATTTCATCAGTTAATTTTATATTTTCAAAAAATCCACTACCAATTGCTGCACAACCATATGAACAATATTTATCTGTAAACCCAGTTCTTACAACAATAATTGAATTTTCAAGTAATGACTTGCCACATGTAGAACATTCCATATATCTTACCATTTATATCACCTCTTCCAATCTTCCCAATAAATCATTCTTTCATTGACTGCAATAATGGACTCTTAAATTCACGTCCATCCAATACGTTCCTAATAATCTCCATTGCTTCAGCAATTCCACAATTATATTGCTGCATTTCTCTTTGATTTGCAAAACGTTGGTCATCTTCCCAATGATGCACGATTTTATCACACAATTCATCTTGTATATCATACAAATATGTTTCTACTGATTTCATTTTTATATTCTCCTTCCATAACTATTTACATTGCTTAATCTTATTTGCAATTTCTTTCATCTTGTCACTAAACTTTTAATATCTTACCAAAGCAAACGTTCTGCATTTTTGTTCCATCTGACATAGTTGTTGTGGAAAGCTGTGCTATCTGTCCGTGATTACCAACCTCTTCATCAGGAAAAGATTTATTAATCAAATCAATCAATTCTCTTTTCGTTAATGCCATATGTACTACTGTTTCAATTACATTTCTATTTTCCATTTTTCTACCTCCAATTATCCAAAGGAAAGTTAAATTTCCTTGCCTCTATGTTCTATGAACCATCTATTTGCTATTGTATGAGTCAATTCAATTTGAAGCATTAATACAGTATTTGCTCCGAAATCTTTTTCATATTCTTTTTTAATTTTCCCCAATTCGTTATTATCTGGAAAACCAGATATTTTTTCTGCTTCAAGAAATTGTCCGTATAATACAGATAATTCTTCATCCGATTTTGTTTCAAATATATTAACATGCATAATGATTATTCTCCCTTCTTAACTTGAAACTTAGATTTCTTAGGCTACTAATGGCAAAATTCCATATCCACCATCAATAATTTCAATAGCCTCTTCTAGCGAATCCGTTTCGTAACAATCCCAATTTGATAATCCATCATAATCGTCTAAAAGGATAACTGCTTTACATATATCTTTTGCTTTAAACCTCTTTAAATAATTATGACATTTATTTTTCATTTCAAATTGTAAATCATTTTCCTTAAAGTCAGGTAATTTCTTAGAATATAGTTCATGAAGTTTATCCATAACATCATAGATACTGATTTTATTACGTTCTACAAGATATTTACCGTCTTCTCTATCATATTCTTTATTATATCCCTTGTTAATTCTGCTAATCCAAAAGTCATTTGTATCCATACAAACATATACACCTTCAAATTTGTCATTGTCTGTTGGGTAACAGTCAATTTCTTCTGCTTTCTGCATCTCTTCTACGAGATTACTTGCATTATAATATTTTGCAAATTCCATTAAATCATTCTCCTTTCCATTCCACAAAAAAACTTGGATTCTTGTCACTTTAATATTCTCTGTTTTAATAAGTAATGGTGCTATAATTTATACAGCACCATTATCTTCTAAAAATTTTCTATACATATTTTCAATTCTATTTAAATCATCTTTGTGCAAATCACCGATTTTGAATATAAAACTATCTTTTGTAAGTAGCGTTACTTTTGATACTCTCGCAGTTGAAGCCAATCTCAAACTCGCTTCTTCCCAATAGATAATAGGAATATCATAGGGATCTTCTTTTCTTACCTTATGCTTTGTTATCTTGACAGATAATACACCAAGTAAATTCTCATCAAGCACCACAACAGGTCTATTCAGTATTCTACTTGGATCTTCTTCTAATGGAAATTCAACAAACCATACTTCTCCTTTGTTCATTATTCAATACCTCTTTCTTTTTTCATTTGCTCAAACATATCATCCCATTCTGATTCAGTTGCCCAATCATCAACAGAAGATATTGTCGCTTTTCCTTCTTTATTATAATTTGTATTTTTCATTGCTAACTGATATGATTTCAAGTCATATATTCCCGTATTCATATCAGGATGAAATGGTAAAGCCTGTTCTCTTACGGCTTGTTTAGCAGCCATTGTAAAGAAAGTAGTCATATCCATTCCAAGATTAGACATAAGCTCCTGTAATTGTGCTTTCAGTGTTTCATCAATTCTCATTGTTACATTTGTATTTGCCATATATATCACTCCTTTCTTTAATATTATTATATTCTTCACTTGCATCACTGTCAATACATCGTTATAACATTGCACATAAAAACTATTGTTTACTCGTTTCCATTTATTAAAGATCACAAAATATGTTTATATATACAATATTATTATTTATTCCTACATTAATTCTTCTCTATATCCTATTGGTGTAAATTTAGTATCATACTTTTTGTCAAAATTTCTTAGATAATCAAGAATATCTTCATTAAATTGATGCATAACTTCCATTGTTTTTTCTTCCGCTTCTTCCCTGCTCATTTCACTATATTCATAAGTCGAATCATTTTCTGTGTCGTCAACAAAACTATATGTATATTTAATGGGTTCAAGTCCTACTTTCTTTAAATATTCATTTATATTTATTCCAGCATATGATGCTTCTTCTGCTAACATTTTACAGATTATATCTGCTGGCTCTGACTCTGAGATAAAAACCCTTTCACAATAACAGTGAATGTAATGTCTATCATCGCAAAGTTTACTTATTGCTTCTGCCTGTTCTTTGGTTGCACCATTATCAATTGCTATTTGTTCATTTTTTTTATGATGTTCGGTTGCCCACCTTGCTTTACCTTCATATGCTTCTTTGGAATAATAAGCCATTATATTTCCTCCTGTACTTGACATTTTCTTATTACTATATTATATTTTAATTAATTTCTACTATTGTAGATTGAAGTGATTTGTTAAAAGTTTTATACAAATTACATGGCGAGGTTTTAAATACCTCGCCTCTTTTTATATTATTTCACTCAATAACTCAATCACTTCATCCAGCTTATCGCTTGCCTCTTCCATATTGTCAATTGCATCTTCAGAATACATTCCTCTTAAACTACCCTGTAATCCTTCTGGCATGTTATCAAATGCGTCCTGTTCTTCGTTTAATATAGAAGACAACTCACTTGAAACTTTCTTCAAATCGGTTTTAATCAAATCAATTTGAGTTTTGAGTTGCCTTATCTTTTCTCTTCTCTGTTTATTCATTACCTATCACCCCATAATGCATGGACTACATCATAATCACTTGGAAGACAAGAATAAGTTGGTGGTACTGTGAACATTGAATAATATTCATCTTTCGTAATCTCTATCCCCATATCTCCCTTCGCTGTTACATTGTATTCATACTCTTTTGCATCGGGTTTAACATAGAATTTTCTGTAATGAGTTATACCATTCACCTTATAATCCATCATGCAAGCAATCACTTTACCTGTACTTAATTCTGTTGCTACCTCTCTTTTAAATCGAGGCTGATATATATTTGCTATTAATACTTTATGATCCTTCGCCCATTGAATTTCCCTATCTTGGTAATCAGCTTTCAACTGTTCAGATGGACACACATAATCGGTATATATTTTTCCACTGTTTACTCCTGTTTCCGTCCTGTGATAGATTCCTTTATTGTCAGTATATCCACCGTTTCTAATTTTTTCTCCGTTAATGTATTCTCTCATGCTATTATCACAATAATGATGATTTCCATTACTGTCATAAGAACTTGTATATTTCTTCATTGCTGCATTATCATAAGCGTTCTTTGCAGCAGCTCCACCAAATAATCCTAAAGACATTAATAATCCTAACATACTTTCACACTCCTTACATATTCTTATATCTTTCTTCTCTCTTCTTGGCTTCTGACTTACTTAAAAATCTGTTTGGAATTGTGAATACAACAATCCAAGCTATAATTACACTAATTAACTCTATCATAATATTTACCTCCGTTTTTACCTTTCCACTGTTACTATATTAATTATATCATACTAACCTGAATCTTGCACTGTATATCCATGTATTGAAATGATGCATATAAACAAGTCTTAATCCATACTCAAATCCTTCAATGATATCTGAAGCATATAAAAACCCTTTAGAATATCCTTTATAGTTATTATTTGGTTTAATCGTAATATAATCACCTCTCTTATGCACTTCATGTCCTCTTTTAGACATTTCCTTCTTAAATTCTTTGTAATTAAACATAGTAATTATCATTCCTTTCCATAAAAATAAGAGATTGAATATTCCAACCTCTTACATATTCTCCAAGTAAATTTCCGATTCATTGGTTATTCGATTTCTTCGTGTATCATAAGAGAATATCCATCCCATAATTCTACATCAATAACCTTTGACAATTCTTTATACAATTCGGGATGATTTATCTCAATATTTTGAATAGCTGCTATAACTGGTTCGTTTCTATCACCCTTAATTGCAATTTTATTTATTGCATTTACCTTACTTGCCTTCATATTGTTTACCTCTCTTCCCAGTAAATCATCGTTTCATTATATTTTAAATCCAACATTCGTTCAGGAAGCATTCTGTATCAATCATTCCACAAAACCACTGAATCGAATCTGGAATATTTCCGTTTTCTACTGCTTCTTGACATTTTTCACTTGATGAGTTTTCATAAGTTTCAAGTTCATCTTCGATTTTGTCTAGTATAGAGCAATAATCTTCAACTCCATATTTATTAAATACATAGTCATAGATTTCTTGAAAATCTACACAATTTCTTAATACTTCCCATCTATCTTTACTCATAATGTTTTCCTCCAATCTTCACAATAAATCCTCATTTCATTCTATTCAACAGGACATTCAAAACAACAAATGTTAGCCTCTTCATAAGTTAATGTAAAAGTCATATCTCTTTCTCCGTCTTTATTTTTAATACAAGACAGTCTTCTTTTACATCAATGATTTCACAGGTTTCACCATCCATGCATACTAAACCGCTTGTGGTGTATAAATCGTAATATTCAACATCTCCGTTTTCATTATTTTCTGTATTAATCCATCCACATTCAGCACCAAAATTGTTTTCGTATAATATTTTAATACTTACAGTTACTTCTTCGCCTGTTATATATCCAATCTTGCAGTTACAAATTTCGCTATAATCAAAACAAGCCCCTGTGTATGATTCAAAGAAGTTATCACATAATCTTTTGATTCTTACATTATAATGTTCTCCCTTATAATCAAAATCAACACGCATATTTTCTAAAAATTCCTTATTTCCGTCTGTTAATATTTTTCTTAAATACATAACAATTCCTCCATTCTTCAAAAGAAACTCTTGTTTCAAACTTTGCATTCTTTGTATTCTCTTTCAGTTAATAGTCCTTCATCGCACATATCTTCAAGCGTTCTATATACAGCGTTTGCTCTCCAACTTGCATATGAAAAACCATCAAACTCTCCAATAAGAGCATCTCTGTTTTCTTCACTTTGTTTTTGTAATTTTTCTGCTAATATGGAATTACGAAAGAAATATGCTTTATACATAGCTGCTTTAATTCTAAGATTCTCAATTTCATATTCCTGAGAAACTAATTTCTCTTGAGTTTCTAATAACTGTAACCCCATATTCCCTAATGGGCTTCTTTCAATTCTGTTTCCAAAATAAGTATAATTCATGTTTGTCACTCCATTTCTATGCTTTGAAATTGCTATTTCATATCTCTAATCTTATCCAACTGTTTTTTTAATTTTCCATCATTAATCTCAACATCATATCCTGACAAATAAGAAACAATGTCGCTTGCTCTCTTATTACTCTGTGTAATACATACAGGTACTCCATCTACTGCAATAACTGTCTTGTATGTACTGTTATACTGCTTTACTCTTGTCTGTGTAATTTTCATTTCTATCGCTCCAATCTATTTAAATAATGTATGCTTACCATCTGCATCACATTTCCATTCATATCCTACAAATTCAAGAGCTTTCAAAGCACCCATGTAATAACTCATATCCTGTGGTCTTGTATCTTTCATATTTGCAATCATCCACCGTTCATCTAACCATTCTTCTGTCTGCTGCTTAATTTCTTTTTGTGTTCTCTTCATTTTCATCACTCCGTTTCTTGTCCAAAATCTCCATGTTTTAATAGCTCTCCATTCCATTTTATGTTATAGTTCATATAAGGAGTTGAGGACTTATACGGCTGCTGTCACAGCCGATGCCTCTCATTGTTAGTAGTTCTCTCTTATGTATTCCAAAGCTTCATCTTCTGTTGGAAACTTGATGTCTTCGCCTGGAATATAAAAGTCACCGTACTTCTGATATGGTTTCATACTAACTTCCCTCCTTTATATGTATTTAGAAAAAGCAGAGATAATTAAATCTCTGCTTTAACTATCGCTATTCATTTATTCTCCCTTACAAACCCTGCATATCTCTTGTTGCTTGATCCCATACTGAATCATCATTACATCCACAATTATTCCAAAAAATCTTTCCGAATCCAAAATATAAACAATCGCAAGCATTCATATATGCATTCTGTTTCGCTTTATCTGCGTATCTATTTTTATACTTCATACCTACACCTCCTCAATCTCAATACAGAAATCATCAGGATTATATTCACTGTCTTCAATGTCCCAATCTCTCATATATTCTTCTTTTGCATCATTAGCAGCTTCTTCTGCTTCACCATAGGAATCAAATAATCCCCATTCAAAATCTCCACTATCTCTTAATTGACCGCCATCATAGCTGATAATATATTTGTACATATTAATATCCCTCCAATCGTTTCCATTCTCCGTCACAAAACTCCCATGCAGTAGGATTTAAACTATATAATTCCTTGTTGAATAACTCAGTATATCTTTTGTCCATCTGATCTTTGGTATCGAACAGTTCCTCACGGTCTAAGTTCCCTTTGTCTATACCAGACAGTTTATATATTCGCAGTTTATACATTTCAATCACTCTCCTCGTCTTCATCTTTAAAGAAAATCTCAAACGAAATATTATTCTCTTCTAATTTACTACCAATCCAATCTGCCATTGTTTCGCTATAAGCATCCTCATCCGTCCAATAAGTTTCTTCTGCTTCCCTTATAATTTTTTCTGCCTTTGAAAAATTTTCGTATATATTAATTACAATCATAAAATCAATCCATGTATTCAAATCTGAATAGACATGAAATCCGCTTGTAGGTTGTACCATTTCAATCACTCTCCCTTCAAATTAGGACACAAGCCAAGACCACCATCAATCTCAGGTAATCTTCTATATGCATCTCTGTGAATGCAATCTTCCTTCATGCATCTGTGACAACAACATTTCTTATATTCCTCATAACTCATTTTGTAATTTGTCTCTTTAAATCTCTCTTCTGTCATCATATCAATCACTCCTTTAAACAATCCTTATCAACAACTGCAAACAATTTAATTTCCTCACCAACTTCGCTTTCATCAAGATCCAAATCTTTAAGTAACTCTGCAAATGACTCATATGTAAAATCTTCTTTATACAAGCACACATCATGTACTGTTGGAGTACACCATAGATATAATCGAATAAATTCAATTAACTCTGTCCATTCGCATTCCTGGCAAATCCGTCTTGCACATCTTACTAATGATTGAATAAAATCCTGCGTCATTAATCCGTTGCCTTCGAGCTTCTTAATCTGCTCGTCAGTAATTTTCTTTACATTACTCATTCCTTTATCCATGATATAGGAAATAACTGCATTTCCCATTCGTGAATCAAACTCTTTTTCAATAATTCTACCTATTTTTGTTTCATAATATTTCATAAAATCAACCTCTCTTCCAATCAAATATTTTTTACCTTGTGATAATAATAGGATGTTGTCATAACACCAATCTTACAAGAACAGCATTTTAAATATTCAATAGCTTGTTCAAAAGTATCGAATGGAATTATCTGTTCATCACCACATTCATCTACATAAACAGCTAACCATTCATTATGTCTATATCCATATTCAATCATCACATATCCTCACTTTCTATTCTGTCTAACATATCCTCATCAATCTTCCCAATAATTCCAAGTTGTTTGCACATATCCAGTAATTTCATTAGTTTTGTATGTGCTTTATCTGTTTTCTCTGGCGTATCAAATACTGTATCATCGAATCCAATCATTTTATAAATATTTTCCAACATAATTTTGTACCTCCTAATAATCTTCATCAATACATTCATCTGCTTCACTATAATATTGACCGTCATATCCATTTTCCATTAATTTTTCCCAACAATTATTACACACTAATCTGAATGTAATTCCATGACAGTCTCTTGTGAAATTCATATCATTTCTTTCTACTTCCTTATTACATACTGGACAAATTCTAATATCTTTTTCTTCCATAATTATTGTCTCCTATTCATTGTAAACAGTTCTTTCCTTTGGATTTATGCTACTGCCTCAACGCTGTCATACAATGTTTCGCTTACTCCAAAATCAAGTGCAACATCCTTAATCAACTCATCTCCCCACTTATCATTGAAGAATCCCCAACAACTGTCTTTCTCTTCCCAATCATCGTCTTCTGCATTGTATTCTTCCGTGATAACTCCATATACTTCACCAGTTAAATACATGTCATACTCTTCAACTTCGCCTTGCATCCACTGATAAGCTGCTTTCTTCCAATTTCTATCAGTAATTTTTACATAATTTCCATTTTCATTTTGCAACATTCCACCAGTTTCCATAATTGTCTTTTTATCTGTATAAATATATCCGACCTGACCAGAATCCCATCTATCACTAAATCCACCAGTATTCATTGTGATTCCGCTATGGTCATATAAGTACAATGGAAGGAATACTATATTTGCATGTCTTTCAAGTAATTTCCATTTGTCAATTTGTGGAAGTGCTTCAATAATGTCATCAATAAGCCAATCAATTCTTTCATTTTCTTCAATGATTCCGAATTTTGCGTCTTTTGAGTTTCCAAACGGAAACCAATAATAAGTCCCCCATAATTGCCATATTTTTTCATGCTTATTATATTTTAACTCAAGACCATTAGAAGCTTTTTTTGCCTTCACATAATTGATGATTGATTTCTCCTTCACATTATTACGAACCAAGTCATTCAAGAAATCTTCATTGTCAGAGAACTCATTTTCTTTATAGTCACCAAGTCTATAATCTCTGTGCCAACACATCATCTTTCCTATATTTCCATCCCAATCGTATCGTGGATTGAGTGGATCATTATCTTGTTCAATATATAATCTCATCAATTTTCCATTTTCTTTGTAATATTTATATTCGCTAATCATATCAATCAACCTCATTTTCTATGCTATCTGCCTTGCTATATCTTCAATTTTTCCATCCATTACAATCACAGCATCTTTGTTATCAGGATGTTCATTCATAAAATCTCTTAATCCTTCAAACTTCTTATTGTCTGCATTTTCAATCATCTGTCTTACATCTTTATTGTGCAGCTTAATTAGATAAACCTTTTCATAATACTGTTTGAATAACAGATTTTTCCTTTCACAATACTGCTTAATCAAGCCAATCTGTCTCTGTTCCTCTTCTCTGATTGCTTCAACCCTTGCCTTCTCATTGGCTTCTGCTTGTTCTTTTCGCTTACGATTTCCAATCAGATGATTGAATAATGAGTTTGTTTCGCACAGATCCTTAATAACTGCATTGTCAATGTCATATGTATCAGGATTATCTTTATCAATCCACCATAAAAAATTATCAATCGTCCTATTGAAATTCTCTTCAAAGATACATCTGTTACCAAGATTTCTGTTGTAGATTTCCTCTCCGTTTCGTTCAATCCGTAATGATGTATATACATTTTCATCCGGTTTATTGTTGTAGATAGTCCATTCATATCTATCCTGTCTGCCATATACGGTTAATCCGTATGCACTATATAACTGTTTCTCTTTATTGTTTAAATATAAAAGTCCCATTTCGTTTACCTCCTACAATAATTCGTTTACATGTTTCTTTAACCATGTATATGCCTTTACCATTGAATCAAACGGTTCAATATCTAGCCATAGCATAACTTTATCTGCAATAGCTGCTGTTGTCTTTAAACAATACTCTTCTTTATTAATTTCCCATTTCCCATCATGTCGCTTTTCTACAACATATTTACCTATTCGTGGGGTAATTTTTCCAAAACAATTCCGTGTAATCATCTTTACATTCTCCTTTCTCTAAGCCTTTCAATTCATCATCAGAATATTTCGCCCATTTTCCTGTATGAACATCATTCATTATTTCTTCAAAGGTTCTCTCTTTCATTCCATATATTTCTGTTGCAACTTTGTACATGTCATAAACAAGATCCTTTTCTGTATCAATAATCATAAAATCTTTAGGATTTTTCAAATTATCCAACGCATACTGCATGAAATCTCTGAATGTAATTAGTCTGTTTGTTGTACACCATACAAGAATTTTATTTTTATCTTTGGTGTCTCTTGTTACAAATTTCATTAACTGCATCTCGCATTCTCCTTCCTAATAAATAAAGACAGACACATTTGTTTGCGTCTGCCTTATTATTCTCTGTATTACTGTTCATTATTTTCCTTTGGAGTAATTAAACTCATAAGATTATCTCTAATATAGCCACAGAAAGCGTCAATACTTCCATTTCCAATTGTCCAACAGCTATCTTCATCATAATTCCAATGGATAATTACTTCATGTCCTGCCGTGATATTAGGTAAGTCAACATCTGACTTGCTTGCATATGAACTCTTTGAAAGAGCTTTGAGATATACATATCTTCTGATATTCTCAATATCTCTTTCTGTTTCTGCATTGAAAATCTCTACCAAATATTCGTCAGAACATTCATCATAAATATCATATTCAGAAGCTCCATTTTTCTTATTATCAAGTCTCTTCAACTCTTTGCTGATTGCAAACAATGCTGATTCCTCATATTTCTTGCACTCTTCTTCACTTCTAAATACAGTTCCATCCTCTGCAATGTACTCTGTTCTTACAAGTTTCTCAATTGTTTCTGTTTTTCTAATTTCGTTTACTTTCATAGTTTTTAATCTCCTTTTTCTTATACTATATATTGTTGTTGATTGTTTTATGTATCACTATATCTTGTAATTATTCTACCAAGAAATTACAATTTCCTGTGATTTATGGCTGCTGATAAATCCAATTTCCATGTCTTACCTTATCGCTATCTTTATCCCAAAAGCCTAATTTAACCATACCTTTAACACTTCCTGTTCTATGAATACATGGGCATTTATCTGTAAATCTTTTGCCAGTTGCGTTTTCATACTTTCGTGGACTACTGTAATATGCCATATAATCACGCTCCTATCTGCTAATTTTCATACCACTGAAATGCACAATCATACATCATTTTGCCTGTTATCTGGTCTTTAAATGTAGGACAATGCCAAGCCATTCTGTAATCATGTGCCTTACACCATTCTTCAATTACCTTTGTTGTAAGCGGTGTTACATATACATACAAATCAGATCCATACGAAGGATGATACATTTCGCTTTCAGGATAACCCGCTTCAATTAACATTTCCTTTAATGTTTTCAGCATAACTTTTACTCCCTTCCAACCCAAGTACATAACAATCTCTATTTCCATTCCAAAAATATGATTTCAAATCTGCAAGAGTTTTTGTACCATTTTTTAATTTCTCATAATCTGCCTTTAACATATCTGATGTATAATTTTTATAGCAACAAATACATGAATGAAATTCTTTTCCTTTTTGTGCATACCATCCAAGATTAGGTGGAAATGTTTTCTTTGCAATTGTACGAAAGACAATTACCAATCCGTTATAATCTGGCAGTTTATGTTCTCCACTTAAATCTCTAAGCTCAATTTCTATTCCATCTGGTGTAATGGCTTTATCAAGAATTTGCATACTATTACACCTCCTTATGTTTTGGAATTTCAATTCCAGACTTTAATTCTTCTCTTGCAACAATATATGTTGGAATTTTTCTATCAAGTGTATAATATTTTTCTCTTATTTTATTCTGTTCTGCACTTGCCTCAAAGAAGTCTTTAGTTGGATCGTCCCAATACCAAACATAATATGTGTGTACAGTATGGGTAATTTCATCATATTTTCTTTTACATCTCATGATGTCACCATTCATCAGGAATGTATCTTCTTCTAATTTAAGACTATCAAATTCCGTTGGTGATACATGATGCTGTTTCTCTTTCCAAGTCCACACAATGAACTGATTCTGCCAATGTCCTTTGAAAATTTCTGCTCTATATGTTCTCAGATAAGCATATAAATCTGTTTTACTTTTCCATGCACAACCTTCTCCAAAATATACATAAGGTGAATCATCTTTAGGATTGAATGATATATACTGTTTATCAAAATCCTTTGTTGTGAACTTATATCCATTTTCACTTACAAAAGGATTTTTACTATCTACATATTCCCATAAATTTACTTCCGCTATAAAATCAATAGCACCATCTGCACAGCCTCCACAATTACCCCAATCACAAAATCTCTTTTCAATTTTACCTATATATTTTAGTCCTCTTGTTGGTAAATGTGTCCACGCTCCACCACTTGTATTACAACTGATTTTGCCTTCGTATTCATGAACAAAAGGTGTATATGGTCGTTCACAGATATAAATTTCATTCGCATCTGCTTTTTCAATATGAGCTGCTCCATAGTAATCTCCATATTCATTTGTATATCTAACGCAATCACCTATACTTGGAGTCTTTTCAGACCGTGTATTTTCTATAAGTTCAACATACATATTTGCCTTATCTACATCGTAATTCATAAGTATATGCGAACCACAAAATCTTGCGTTAATCTCTCTTAATGTATCTATTGTATATTTCATACTAATCAACCTGCCTTTCTAATTTCTCCAACTTCTTGTTACTGTGTCATATAAAGCTCCGTTTGCATCCTGGTATTCATCGTCTTCTGAATATGTGAATACATAACATTTATGACCGTTGATATTTTTTATTTTTCTTTCACCATATAAGATTGCATATCTTTCTCTGAAACTTGCACTATCACACATTTCTCTCATCTCTTCATCTCGCTTTGGATTTCCACAAGCTGCCTGAACACATCCATATAGCCAACCATTCAGGTAATCAATGTTGTAACAATACTGTCTCCATGAATCTGAATCATCAGTGAATACATAGAAACTTTCTCCGTCATCACCACGCTCAATCCGTGGCTTGCCAAAGTTTGCAATAAATGACATAAGGTTGTCTTTAATAATTTCCATTTCATTTTTTGTAAAATCGTACATAATTCGTTTCCTCACTTTCTTGTAATAAAATAGGCAGCTAGGTATTTATTCTCCTAACTGCCTTTGTGGTTACTTGTTATTCTGTTCTTCCTTTTTCTTTCCTCTTTCTCTAATATGCTCACACATTTCATCCGAAACGCCATGCTGTTTTAACTGTTTTGCAAAGCGTTCATAAAATGGTAAGTCTTTCCACCGTGGTTTATTTTTAGCCATTATTCTCATCCTTTCTATAATTTACACTCATTGGATGCCAACTCATATCCAATCCGAAATCATATTCCAGACATTCAACAATTTCATCCTCATTGAATGCTAGAGCTTTCATTTCTTTTATAATGATATTCTCAAAATCATCTTCATCTTCAATTAATCCACTGATATAATTGATAAGATATTTAATATCCTTGCCATGCCTTTTATAATCTCGTAACTGTTTTCGTGTATTTTCTGTTATCATTTTACTTCACCTACTTTCTACATTTCATTATAAGAGATATACCAATCTCCATTTGCGTTCATATAATAAAACCCGTTCTTGCAACATCTAAGTAATATTGCATGATATTTTTTACACCATTCATTAGCTATATTTTCCATATATCCTCCAATCTTCTAAAGAAATGCGAATTTAGTCTGATGTTTCTTTTAACATAGCCTTCGAGTATTCATGTCTGAATTGCATTTCAAATTGAAACATCAAATCATAAAAATCAATATCCGGATATTTTTTAAGAAGATTACTTGCTGTTTCCCTTGCAAATTCGTTAATTCCATTGATTCTTGTTTCTATCATATTATTTTTTCTATTAATATTCTCTCTTTTCAAATCGACACCTCCTACAAAGAAACACGCATTTTACTTTGTATTTACAGCTTCTACTAACAAATCATGATATAAACAACAATCAAAATTGTTATTCCAATCTAACCTGCGTCCTACCTTTTTCTCTGCATCTTCCCAAGATAAAAGATAAGAGTATTTACGTTCAAATTCTTGAAAACCCATTATTTTACCTACCTTTCACTATGAAATATCCATTCTAATTAATCATTGCTCCATTCACCATTTAACACTTTATTTATTTTTACTTTGTTTATGTCCTGGTCGTTAAGAGTAATAAATGAAATGCCTTTAAATTTCTCAATTAATTCTTCTCTTGGCATATCCTAATTAAACACTCTTAAATATGTCATTACATCTTCTTTTTTCACATATTCTCCGCTCGTGAAATCATCATATTTCATTTTATTTTCCTCAATCTTTCCTAGCTTTCTATATCTGCATTATTTGCACCATCAGAGAACCCATCATCGTATCCCTTGTTGTACATTGGGTTCTCAAACTTTGTGTTTGCTATCGGACTATCTTCTTCAATACCGAACCACTCTTTCTCTTTATCTGTCATCTCACAACAATTTTCAAAAAATTCAAACGCACTTTCTCTATCATCGGAAATAAGTCCATCTTTAAATGATGTTGCTAACTCTTCAAGTCTTGTCCGTGGAATATAATCTGCGTTTACTTTTTCAAATAACTTTTCAGTTGCTTCATTAAGTGCAACTAATTTCTCTTTATCATTTGAGAACATATAATATATTCCATGTTCCCACTGCTGTCCCCATCTTTCTGAAGCAGAGTATCCGCAAGCTACAATATAATTATTATCTGTTTCAATAAGCGAAAAATTTTTACCTTTTTCATTTGATACTACTAATATTTCTCTATGATTTTCTTCCATATCACACCTCCAAGTTATATTCTTTAATTAATCTCTGTCTTACCATATCATTTAGATCCTTATTAACAGGCATTATCCTATGCGTTGTTCGATTAATATACACGAAATGACTTCCCTTGCACCTTGTCGGTGTATATCCGTTCTTCCGTAATATCACATCAAAGTCACGCATTCGCTTTGACTTTCTAAAATTGTGCATAAATCTCACTTCCTTTCTGTTATATATTCTCTGTTGTATAAAAATAACGGCTTGCCTTTCGGTTTGCCGTTTAGTTACTAAACTTTTTAAGCCATTCATCTGTTTCCAGATAATCTTGATAGTCCATATCAATCAAACCTAATTCATCTGCCATTTGATATAGCCACTCTTTGCATTCTTCACTTCCATCTTCTGCAAGTAATTTACAAAGTTCCTGAATAACAGGTGTTACCGTTTCTCTTGCCTTTGATTCTTCAAACTCAACAAGATAATCGTAAGCATTACAAGCAATTTCCTTTGGTGTAAAATTACCCTTCCAGTTTGCATTGCCATATTCTGCAATATCATAAAAATTTCCATATTCCATTATATCTCACCTCTTTCTATTAAATAATTTCTGTATGCATTTTCGCTTTCAAACTGCTGATATTTGCCTATTGATGGCACAAATCCCATATAAGCAAACCCATTATAATATCCCTTTATCATGCTAACGCCTTTCTTAATTTGCATTTAAGAGTGTCGAATATACTCGGCTCTATAACAAGAAAATTGTCGTCTTGCATACACCTGCTTTCATATACTTGCTGATACTCCATCATCTGCACTGGTGTTAAGCTGTCATATGGAGTTAATAGATTTCTGTCTATAATGTCGTTTCCATCATTTCCTTTTATGATTCTGAAATTAAACATTCCAGGAACTTCTCTTTTGTGTATGACTTTTGTTTTGCTTTTAAATAGCATCATTTCCTTTATACCTCCTGTGCTAATCTTGCATCACGCATAATCCGTGATATTTCATTTTCTGTTTTTGCATTATGAATCTGTATTATTACTTCATCCGAATAACACAAATCTCTTGCTGTTGTGATTGCTGTTCTCTTGTAATTATAGGTTTCTTTTGACATAGTTATATTCTCCCTTCTTTATCTTACAAAACCCGAATATTGAGCTTTGATGATTTCATCATCATAGATAATGCTTGTGTAATTGTCGTGCATTATTAATGAGCAGATATCTCCCTTGATCCAATCTTCTGTATTATCTGTGAATGTCCAAAGGTTTCCGTTGAAATCCTTGGCTATTATTTCGTTTCCGTTTACACACTCAATCACTGTTGATAATGGGTATGTGTGTTGATTGTAAGTTGCCTTTTGAACTGCTCTACCTATAAATAAGGCAGAAATTGAGAGTGTGACTGTTAAGGCTACCGTGAGTAGTTTTCGCTTTTCCTGGCGTGTAAATTTAATTTCTTTTCGCATTGCTTTAATTCCCTTTCTTGTAGTATTGATTTTGGGCATAAAAATAGCACCCTTTGCGTTTTTGCATTGGGTGCTTAGTGGGTGTTGCTATTATATTTGACGCAGTTTGAGTGTTACATCTGATTTAATTTTGCCTGAAGTTCGGCTATTTGAGCTTCAATAGCTTGTTTCTCAATTTCTTTTGCGTTCCATTCCGCATCTGGAATCCATTCCATAATTTCAAATGGTTGAACACAAAGATATTCACACACTTTATTTATTGTATCAGAACTTATATTTTCGTTTTTTGAAAATCTTGTTGGCATATTCTGAGACAAACCTGCATTACATAAATCTTTCCATGTCATATTGCGTGTTTTTAAAAGTTGCCCTAATTTATTAAAAATTATCATATATTATACCTCCATCAATTATTAGCACCTCCTATCCTATCACATTATTTTGTAATTTTCAATATGTGTGTAAAATCTACACTATAAAAGCGGTAAAGTTTCCCTTACCGCCTCTAACTATAGATTTTTATTATTTTTCTACAAAATAGTGCTTAATTACAATATTACTGATGGTGCTTGCAAGTCCAGAATAATCATATTCTATCTTGCTTGTCTTGCGATTCTTTTTTGCTTTTACTAATGTATTAACCTGACGCTCTTTGAAAGAAATTGTATCCTTCTTGTCGTCAATGTCAAATTTATTAGTGAATCCCTTTACATAGCAATCATTAAGAAGCTTCTTGTCCTCTGCTGTCAATTTTACTCTTGTCTTTGCTGTGTATGGAGTTTCAAAAGGCAGACTGAAAGTTGTCTTAATGATTGTTTCAAGTTCTGTACTTGCTTTCTTGTATGCTTCTTTTACCTCATTTGACATTGTTATATTGCCATTTTCCCCTGCCTTAGAATTAATGTGAATTGCCTCTAAAGCATTATATAATTCTGGTGACTGAAAGGCAGGAATAATTGCATACTTTACCAACTTAGAGTTATCCCATGAAGCAAGCACCCTAAGAACTGTACGAACTACATCCTTATTATTGCCAAAATGGTCTTTATTCTTATAAGTCAATGAGGCAAATACCTTGTTATAAATCTCAAGAGTTTCTTCCTTAGATGCTTCAAGGTTAGACTTTTCCTGCTTAACATCCTCAAGTTTCTGGTTAAGGTCATCAAGTTTAACCTTCTTTTTATCCTCAGACATGTCCTCATTTTTCTCAAGGTTTGCTATCTGAGTGTTTAACCGTGAAATATCAGCTTCAGCCATCTGAATGAGCATTGCACACTTTTCATGTTCAACTGCTGTCATTAATTCCTGCTTCTTCTCATCTGTGATTTTTTCTGCGTAAAAATTGATTGATAAAGTTCTCATAATATACCTCTTTCCCCGACTTAACGCAATCGGTGCAATATAATATTTTTATTGTGTTTATTGTATAGTGTTATGCACACTATAAAAGGGTAGACTAATTGTGTATAGTCCACCCTTCTAACTATGTATAACTTTGTAGGGAACGCCTCACCTACTAGCGCAATGAGCAAATTAATATTAAATCCAGTTAAGAGGGTAGATATTCTATGAGTATACTTATTGTAGGCATTACCCTACTAATAAATAAATACTTGTAGGTTTTACCCTGCAAGCTATGTTATATCTATCATTAACCTTTTATATTCAGATTTCATATAAGTTTGATTATTGAATTTTGAAATCCTTAACCGTGATTTAATCGGTTAAGATTTTTTATTGACCGTCAACTACTACCTTGTAAACACTCACACCCTGGAATATAAGCTGAAGGGTTCGCACTTGAGCCGTAAGTCTTTTCTGACTTCTTCTTCCCATTACTGGCAAGGTAAAGGCACACCACTTTAATATGATGCAAAGATTATTAATCTTAGGGCATATATACCTATTTCAAGGTATAATCTAAGCCGTCCTTATAGGGTTTTAGAGTAAACCCATAAAACCTATTATTCAATTTGTATAAGGTTAAACTCATTGAGATACAACCTTAGAATCCTATATCCTGCTATAGTCTTTTGTATCTATTCCAGGGAATAAATACAGTGCCTATATAAGAAATATAAAATTGTTTTTTCCTTGGGATTTACTAATACACTGAATCGTGTTAAAATAGACTTGTTCAGGGACTATTTACACAATTACTTGTAATTAGTCGGCTATATATTCAAGATAATCTTGTTCAGTCGCAAAAAGTATATAGCTTTTTGTGGCTGAAATATAGCCATAATACCCATTAGGTACATTGTACCCTTTTGGACTATTCATTTTTCAAATACAGCACCTCCTATTCTGGTTTTAACGACTTATTCCTTGTCAAGCTATTGTTTTATTGTGATTGTAGTATATCACAAGCTATTGTGATTGTCAATATGTTGTGTTGAGTTTTTCCCGACCTTACGGGGAAGGTTCGTTTTACAGTACTTTCTTAACTTGGCTATATCTTATCACAATTAATTGTGATTGTCAACAGGTTATTTGAAATATTTTTAAATCAAATTGTTTATCTGTTGTTGTATCGTATGTTATCACTATTTATTGTTATTGTCAATAGATTTATTTATAATATTTTAAATCTTTTTTGAACGATATCAAAATGATATCACATAGCACATCAAACCATATGACATAGTTTTAAAAACTACATAGAATCTGCTCAAAAGTGCCAGTAAAAAAGAATGGTTAATATATATCTATTAGCCATTGTTTTTATGTGTGGGGGGTACTTAAAACTAAAATAATAGTCACATTTTGGCAGCATCCACTTAGCTGGTTATTCCACACACCAACTCAAAAATTTAACCCCTCCCAATATTCAAAATCCCCAATAAAATCAAGCAAAATCCCAACTTTCCCATCTCAAACTCCATATCGTACCCCATATCGCTTAAATCTACCAACCAAGCCACTTTCAGCCATTTCACAACAAAAAAAATTAAACTTCCATCTTACCAAAAACCCACCCGTAATTCCAAAAACATCCTTATTTATAAGCACTTTTACCGATAACCATTTTTAATCCAGAATCATCATTATAATCAATCACATAAATCATAAATCTCTAATCTACAATACAGGGGGGGGTACATAAAAACCACATCAGAAAAACCCAAAATTACCTATATACATCACAAGAACAGTCAAAAAAATCCAATACAATCCATCAAAAAATCCTACTATAACAATACCAAAAATCCTATTTTTCATCTAAACCCTCTATCACGCCCATACACAGCATTTTTATTTCACCCTACCAATAACACCTAAAATCATTTTCCCCCACCTAAATGCTCAAAATACAAGGTCAATTTTTTACATTACCCAAAATTGCATTAACTATTTATATACATTCACATACATTTACTATAAATAATATTATCAATTCTCACGCCTATATAAAAATCCACTCTCACAGCTCAAATTTCAATTTTATCTTCTACCCTAACAACTAGCCACCTGACATATAAAAATCCAAAATAGACTCTAAATCATTAATTTTTCACCTTATATTCCATGTAAAGAATTTTATATCAGAACAAATTTAAAAAAGAGAATATAAAACTGTATAAATCACATTTCTAAGGAGGGTTTACAAATGAATACATATTTAATACCAACAACAGCAGCATATTGTTATGAACCATATGATTACATTTATTTTGTTTATGCTGATACACCACAAGAAGCTTATATAAAAGCATGTACGAAATTACAAGGAGAATATATACCACTTGAATCACAAGAATATGAATCATATCCATTTAAATTGTACAAGCCAGATGATACAGATATTTTCCCATTCCATGAATCAAGAAAATATGATATACTTGCAGAAGCATTTAAAAATACAGAAGGAGCAGAATATATGGCGTATTTCAATGTAAACTGGAATGATTATATAGAAGATATAATTAAAATAGCAGATAAAGAAAATTGGTCTAATGATACATACCCTAATAATAAAATTCTTACAAATTATATGGTTCACACATATAAAAAATTATCTTCTGAAAAGAACGTAATTATTAATAATGAATATGCACTATTTAACACAGGACTTTTTACCGAATTCTATCAACCAATATACGCATATCAAGATAAAAGCAAAAATGGATTAAAGTTTCTTACATCATATGATTTAGGAAATATGAATATTTCTGATCGCCCACCAAGAGCAAATTATTTTGATGATCCATCTCTCTTATTATTTGATTGGCACTACGAAATAAACATTAATTATAAACATATATTGAAAGATATTAATAATATTGAAAGAATTCCCGAAAAGCTTAAAGATAGCAAAAATATTCTTAACAATCTCAATGGTTCAATAGAAACTATGAAGAAGCGAGTATCAGCTAATTATAAATTGGCAATACCACAATATTATGAAAATAAGATTCAGTTATTACTTCCATTATGCTTAGAGGATGATACTACTCCATCATTAGCTTTAACTGTAACTAAAGTAGGAAATTATTATCAAGGTCACACATGTTTAACACTTGATATGGCATATAATAATGCTCGTCTTATTGCAAAACCAGAATCTAACTGGTTATCAATATAAATCAAATAAATATAAAAAATTGACAGACGGCAATTAAGCTGTCTGTTTTTTTATTGCATAAATTTATATTATTCTTCACTATTCTATTTAATAATTCTTAAAAACTTAAATCTCTTTAAGAGAATAATCTATTGTAAATAATCATCACACCACTCTCATCAGAACAAAAAAATTTTAAGGAGGACTCATTATGAGCAATTTAACATATTACAACAGAAACATTTAATAACTTATCATGTAACTTTTATAGAAATATATTTGATTAATTAACCGACAGAATTTCATTTTAATCTATTTAGGGACAAAATCACACTTCACAGAAAAAATTTGCCACTTTTATTTCATATCCTTATAAGTTATCACCTAAGACATAAAAATTGAAAATTACTCTCAAAAACTCATTTTTAACCCACAGATAGGGGTATGAGAAAACTATGAGAAAACCATATACAAGCTCAAAAAGATAGTATGTGCGTAAGCACAAGAAGAGAGAATAATATATCAAAGGAGAATGATATTATGAAAAAACCAATTTTGTTTAAAAGAACAAGAAAATCTGTTATAAGAAAATTATCAAATCCTTATATAAGAGAAAATCTTGAATATTTTGGATGCATATTTTCAATATTAGAAATATGTTATATGCTATTTCACTTAAAGGAAATAAATAATATGTTTCAAGGTCAGAAATAATATAGGTACATCATACATGTACCCAAATGAAACCATTAATCCAAAACACCATGTACCTAAATCAACCAATAACAATCAACCAAAAAATTATAGAGCTTGTATGAAGCGTAAGCGAAATACAAGCGTAATATTCTTCTCTTGATAATATGAGTCTATATAGATATTGACCTACACAAATCCACACCTGACATGTACCCAAATGAAGAAATTTTTTACTTTTGGGTACGCTATACATGTACCCAAATGAATTTTTGACAATTTCATAAATGTAAAAGTTGATGACTTTTGAAAGTCAAGATGGAGAATATACTATTGAACCACTTGTTGCACACACTCATCTAACAAATTGTAACTGTAAATTATGTTTTAAAAGAAAGGAAAGTAAAATGGAACAAAAAGAACTAAAAATTGATCCTGAATTAAGGGATTTGTTACCACCACTCACTGATGATGAATACAAGCAGCTTGAAAAAAATATTGTAGAAAATGGATTTGATAAAAATTTTCCTATTATGGAATGGAATGGATTTATCGTAGATGGTCATAATCGCTATTCTATCTGTAAGAAACACAATATTGATTATGTTGTTGGCACTCTTGGATATGAGACAAAAGATGAAGTTATGCAATGGATGCTTGACATTCAGTTAGGAAGACGTAATCTTACTCCTATTCAGAGAATTGCTGTAGCTGAAAAATATAGACCTATTTATGAAAGACAAGCAAGAGAGAATATTTCAAAAGCCGTATCAGAATCAAATAAAAATAGAACAAATCCAACTTTACCAAAATTGGTAAACATGGAACAGAAATCTGTTGATACAACGAAAAAACTTGCACAAGTTGCAGGTGTTAGTAAAGAAACATATCGTATGGGAGCAAAAATTCTTAATTCAGATAATGAGGAATTAAAACAAGAAGTTCTCTCAGGCGAAAAAAGTATCAACGCAGGATATAGAGAATTAACTGGAAAGAAAGAGAATAAAAAAGAAGAAACAAGAAATATTGATGTACAAAGCAATATGGATAATAAGAAAGAAAAACGTGTAGTTGAAAATGGGGTAATTTTATTACCAGAAAATTCAGTAGAAAATAAAATGGCAAACGACATTTGTAGAAGAATGAAATCTGGTGATGCTGATTGGGATAAGATTAATAACGATATGGAACTTAACAATATCAAGCAAATTGTAAATGACAATATTGATATATCAATTAGTTATATTCGTTCAAATCTTAATTTCGATAATTTTAATAGTTCTAATTTAGAACGATTAAGAGAAATTATAAATGAAGCAAATGAAAAAATGAATATTTTAATGAAAGACATGGAGGAATTAATAAATGAGTAAAAGAAATATGGAGTTACCAGAATGTTTAAAAGGAATTGCAGTAAGAAGAGAATTGGTTAATGTGTTTAAAATTGAGTCCCATTGTATCGGTAGCCAAAGAGAAATTGATCCAGATAGAGCTATGAATATTGGAAAAAATTGGTCAGATTTTTTCGTAACTGATCCAATTCTAAGTTATGACACAAAAACAGGTACTTATCATGAGCCATCTGGACAACATACTTGTGCAGGATATTTATGGAGAATCCAGAATGGATTAGAGACAAACACATCAATTATGTGTAGAGTTGCTGATGATTTAACTGAAGAACAGTTAAATGCTATCTTTGCATATGAAGCAATTATGAGAGAACCACAAAAATCAAATGCTGTTATGAAATCATTATGGGAAGCAAATGATCCATATTTACATAAACTAAGTACATTAGTAAATGCTTATGGATATACCATTCCATGTAATCAGAATGGGAATCCGTCTATCAGATGTTTTTCTACTATGGCTGACATGACAACAGGGGATTTAAATTCTTGTCTTGAGTTTATTTCATATTTATTCCCATACGATAAGAAAAAAAGTAAAAAGAAATGGAATACAAAATCTGTGGAAGCAGTATTTTTAAAAGCAGTAAAGTTATTTAAAGAATGGTATCCAACTGGTGTAGATATGAAAAAATTCAAGGATTTTATTGATAGTAATGATGTATTTGCGAATGATATTGCAAAAGAAGCATCATTATTAAATGAATTTGATAAGAAACCAGTTATTAGAATTACATATATTTTAGTTAGAAAATACAATTCTTGTGTAAGAAAAAATAATAGATTATCCTTTTTATATTTTGAAAATTATCGTTAAGATGAGGTGATACATCTTGCCAAACTATGTAAAAATTCCACGAGAAATCATCTATGATAAAGATCTCTCATCTAAACGTGTAATAATCTTCTCATATCTTTGTGCAAGGCGTTCACTTGATGACACGGTGGCATTTTCTACAGCAGAACTTTGCCACTGGTCTAAACTGAAACCCAATTACAGGGATGGAAAGATAAATCAGAAATATTATGAAGTTCTATTACTTCTCTCTCACTATGGATATTTTGAATCGTGTCCTGATTTCGAGAAGTGTCTAAAAGAAAATACCAATTCGGTTAAATATCAGCAAGTACAACTAAATATTGAGAAATTTGATGTACCTGATAATTTTGGAATTATCTATTTTGATGAATTAGACAAGATATTGAATTTTAAGGAAGAATTGGAAGGTAAAGGAATAGATCTTACGAGAATGTCATCTGCTTATATCTTACTCTTACTCTCCTATATTCGTGTCAATTTGAATCGTATAGAAGATAAACCCCTCTGCTGCTATCGGTATTTTAAAACGATTTCAGAAGATATTGGACTTTCTGAGAGATACATAGGGCGTATAATTGACATTTTGGAAGAACTTAAAATAGTGAAATGTCAACCTATGAAGAGAGAAAGATATATTAAGAATGACAAAGAAAAATATCTAACTACTCCAAAAGTATTTGCTGATTACAGACATTTTATAAATGATGAGCATGGTCAAAGAATTGATGATAAATATGATCCATGTGAGGAAATCAAAAAACAAATAGAAATTTTGGAGAACAATAAGTTAAGAACATAAAGAGATATCATCCCCTACGACAATATCTCCTTACCATAAATTTGCGCAATGAGTGTTACACTAAACACTCCAATTTGCAGTGAGGCTTCTAATTCACTGGTGAATTATTGTTAAAAGTTATTATAAGAGATGAATACAATAGTAATTCACGTACCTACTATATCCTATTTCTTATATGATATGCCATTTTTCGTGATGGCGACACGTTCTTTTCCTGAAGTTACAAGTAGCTTCAACTCTTTATACTGTGTAAAACACTTAACACAATATTTAACAAGATTCAAAACTGCGATTATAACAGCTGGTGTAAGAATAATAACTAGCAATATCTACAATCCTCCTTTCATAATAAGACACTATTAAAATAGGAAAGATTATAGATTTCACTATTTTTAATGTGCATAATCACACCTCCGTACCTGATATAAGAATCAGTCGTGACTTTAGTTAATGAGTTACAAGTGTATATACACATCTTAATGATTATATCATATCAGTGAATTAGAACAAACCCCACATTTTAATTTTTAAATAAAACCCTTTTGCAATAAGGGAATATATAAAAGTAACACATAAACCGTATCACACTATATAAAGGAGCGATGATATGAACAAAAAATTATATTTAACAAGGAGAACAAATATTTATGACAAAGGAAACAGAAAATCATGTAGCAAGAAGAACAATGGAACTTAAGAGAAAGAACAAGCTTGTATGCTATCCCAAGTTATCAGAAGCGGATTTCGGTGGTTGCGATTTAAATATTGCCAGTCGTATAGCTGCAGATTTTAAGTTTGATGAAACCAAAAAGAGAGAATGTACAACTAGAGATTATAACAAAAAGCTTAAAGCTTGTGAAGAAAGACAAAATTTAAAGGAGGAAGCGGTACATGCTTAGATACGAAATTATTGCTAATGTTGGTATTAGCGTAAACTTACATAATAATTACACAGTGGTTGCTTTAGCAAAGTGGAATAAAGAGAAAGAATCTTACTTAGCCACTTTTTATATTAAACAGACAGATATTGACCATTTAGATCTTATGGATGACCAGATTGAAATAGAGTTTTCTTCTGAGATAAAAACAATCAAGAATGATTTAGTGAAGTATATTGAAATGCTTATAGAAAGAGGAATTATTCAGAGATATATAGACAGATACAAATATGAGCTTGATTGTATTGATAGAGGAACTGCTATGTTTGAGTTAGAGAGAAATGTTAAGTAAATCAGATTATAGATATTTTAAAAAAGCTAAAATGGCTGCTACCATCTCGGATTATACAAAAATACATATAGGGTGTATAGCCGTTTACCAAGGAAATGTAATAGGAATTGGTTGTAATACAATTAAAACACATCCTATTCAAAAATATTATAACAGATATAGAAAGTCTTGGAATAAGAACGGTATTAAACCAACATTACATGCTGAAATCAATTGTCTTAATTCTATCCGTCATCTGAATATAAATTTCCAAAAAGTAAAATTATATATTTTTAGAACGAGATTTGATAAAGAGTTTGGCATGTGTCGTCCATGTCCAAGTTGTATGGCAGCTATAAAAGATTTAGGGATAAAACATATTTACTATACAAGCAACGATGGATATTCCTATGAGTGTATAAAAAATTAAAAAGAGAGGTTATTTGTATGTGCAACATTTGTGGTAATAATCCTTGTCTTACAAGATGTCCAAACTTTCATCAGAAATATAATTACTTATGCTGCTATTGTGGTGGGGGTATTTTAAGTGGACAAGATTATCTGAGAAATTCAGAAGGACAATATATACATAGAGACTGTATTCCATGTACTGATTATCTTATAGATTGGTTGGGATACCGTGTTGAAACAATGGACGAGGAGGATTATAAAGATGAGAATTATTGATAGACTGAGAATATTTTTTGATATTGATTACAGTTCAAATAAGGAATATTGGATTCCAATTAATGAGATTAAGATTAGGGAAGAATTTCTTACTACTCCACCCAATTATTATAAATACAGAAAAAAAAAGAAAAGACATTTATTAAGTATGGTGAACTTGGGAAGATTATAATTGACAGAAATTATGAATTGATAGACGGATATTGTTCATATTTTATTTGCAAGAAATATGACATAGGTAAAGTTCCTGTGTGGTTTGAATAATTGTAAATAGAAATTTTTATTTATTTCCAAGGTAAATAAATAGATTTCTATAAAATGAAAAGAGAATATAAAAGTGTAAGAATTGTTTTAGGAGGATTTTATATGAGCAAAACAACTATCTGTCCTATTTGTGGACACAAATTAATTAAAATAGATGATATGAATTATGTGACATCTATTTGCCCTGACTGTCATACAACTGTATTTGATGAAGAAGATGGTAATCGACATGTTATTAAACATGGTATTTCTAAGAAAGATGGATATAATATCAGCTTGGATATTGTGTATAAACAATTTTTATCTGACCAAATGGTTATATCTGGTAGATTAAATGTAAATCCAGGAGAAGTTATGTGTCGAAGAATTTTTAAAACAGATATATATTCTGACTCTATGTTAAATTACTTCTTTCCTATGTTCAAAGATTTTAAAATACAACAGAAATATAATTATTTTGATGGCTATAATAAATATCTTAGAATGTCTGAGAATTATTTTAGAAGAACATTTCCAGAATTTTATGAATAAGAGGTGATAGTTATAAAAAAGGTACAATATACATTAGTTAAAATACCAATAAAAGAGCTTATTGATGGAGATTTTAATATTCAGATTAATAGAGACACAGAAATCAAAAAAGAATATCTTATTAAACAAGGCGACTCTCCTTTATTTGATCAGATTCAAAGACTTCGTGGCGAATCATCACCTCATATAAGTGAACTCATGTTAGTTGTTGCAAAGAAAAATCCAAAACAGGAAGAATCTCTTAGAAAAATTCTAAATGATGGATTCACATATAATGGAATCCACTATTCTCGTTTTGGTAAATCAGCTTCACAAGGTAAAGATGGAATAACTGCATTTGTATGTGATGAAATTTTTGATGAGTTATATTTGATTACTCAGATGGATATTAAAATTGATGAATGTGTTATTTCTAAATATGAAGCTCAGAGATGTTTACCATTCAGTTCATGTACTCTTATTAAAGATTATATGCCTAATATTGTGATTATCGGTGAGTATGAAAAAATATTGAAAAATCAGCTTATCAAATATGTAGTTGAAAGAGAAAAAGAATTTGTTGATGAAAGCACTGGAAAGAAAAAGAAATATAAGACTAGAGAAATTGAAGAAGGATTAAAAGATATTGGATTATCACCTTTTGACGGATGTGGTTGTCATGAAGAAAACTTTATGAATACTGTGAGTGAACAGCTTGGATTAGACTATAAAGTTATTGGAACACAGGTGCGTTTGCCATTTATTAAAGGATATTCTGTGTATGTACCATTTAAACAAATTCTCAAAGAATGGGGTTATACTACTATCACTGATATCTATGGTCATGTTCATAATGTTGATGATATAGATTGTATTTGGAATATTTCGATGTTTAAAGGACACAAAATTTTTAAGTCAACTTATGGTGAAAATGCATGGATTGAATATATGAATACTGTCAGAAAGTATGAGTTCAAACTTGGAATCAGTAAATACAGTCATCATATTAAGCATTTAAATAAATATACACGAATGAATTTTCAGTATTTACAATGTCTGGATCTTTGGAATGATAAATATGTGAAATGTTATACAGATAAAACAAAAAAGGACTACAACATATTAGATTCTAAAAATGATGGAAAAATCATTAAGCTTGCAAAATATACCACTAATATGTATGAAAGAATTATTAAAGGTGATAAATTTTATACATATAAATTTATGGGAATTACCGACACAGAAGATTATGAGCCAGAAAGTAAATATCTTGAAGCTGCATTGGTAAATGATGTTATGCTAAAAGATCCTGCTGTTAAGCAATTTATTTATAGAAAACTTAAAAAGTCTATTGATGAAGCAAAGGTTGGTAAGATTTACTGTTCAGGTTTTTATCATACAGGTGTTGGTGATATGATTGGTTATCTTCAGTATGCCGTTGGTGAAGAACCAATTGGTTGTCTTGGAGAAAGAGAATTATATACAGCAAATTTTGAACCAGGATATTGCTGTTCATTCCGTTCTCCGCTTGTTGATCCATCAGAGGTAAATAAGATTAAGATTGTACGAAATGATATTCTTACAAAATGGTTTGATTATTTTAAAGACCAAGATGTAGTAATGTTTAATATGTATGATGTATCAGCTCCACAACAAGGTGGCGCAGATTTTGATGGGGATATTTTCTATTTAAGTAATGATCCTATTATCATTGATTCAAAAATAGACAAGCACATCATACTTGATATTGAAGATAAAGTAACTGCTCAGTCAAAACCATATACAAAAGAGAATCTTATTGAGTATGAAGTAATGACAAGAGATAATCGTATTGGTGAAATTACTAATGTTGCCACAAGTATAGAAAATAAATATACGACTAATCCAGATATTCAAAAATTGTATTCCGACTACTCTTCTCTTCTAAGAATTTTTCAGGGCAAAGAAATCGACTTCCTTAAAACGGGATTTAGATGGCATATGAATTCAGGTCTTAGAAAGCATCTCAAACAACTTCCATATTTCTTACTTCATAATTATCCAAAGAAAATGAAATCCTATATGAATATAATCAAGAAAAATAAAGATGTGTCTGATGAAGACAAAGAATATCTTAATGCATATCACTCTCCCTCTCCTATGAATGAGTTATGTGATTATATTGAAACTTGGGAAAAGAAAAATATCTTATGGGATAATAAAATTGATTTGGTTGATACTAGGTGCTTAATCATTAATAATGATTTGGATTTATCTGATAAAAAAGTTTTAAAGAAGTGCAGGAAGTTTATAAATATGTATGCTGTTGATATTAAGCAACATCTGAATCTGCATAGAGACAAGTCGGATGATGAAGACCATAAATTTAATATGGATGAAGTTGTAAACGAATACAAAGAAGAACTCCTAAATGAGATTAAATTGCCTGAAAATATTATAGCAAATTATATTATCAAAGCATCCTACTCTTCTGTTTCTATTAGCAAATCTCTTGCATGGTCAGCTTATGGTGATTATATCATTGAAAATCTCAAGAATAACACAAATCCAAAAAGAAATATATCAATAAGAGAAGTCCCTTATAAGACGGACAATTCATATGAATATCTTGGAAAATACTATGAATTTGAGGTAGGTGATACATATTTACGACTGTAATGAAACATTTCTATATGAAATTATAGAAGATTACAAAGAAGCAGAGAACAATGAGGCAAAGAACGAGATATTCAGCTCGTTCTGCTCCTTAATATGGGCTTCTGATAATAAAAGACGTACATATATTAAAACAATTCATTTTAAAGTCAGAAAGGATTTACTTGATACAGAACTTGGACGAGTATTTGATACATGGTCAGGAATTGAATACAGATATTACAAGTCAATGACTAAAGATGAAAATTGGTGCGCTATTATCAGGCAGAAAATTAATAATATTTATACAAGATATTTTGATAAAGAAGTAATTCTCAATAAGGAGTACATGGATTTATTAAAGAAACCAAAGTTAATGTACTTTGATTGGTTATCTGGAACAGAAATGGATGCAAATACCGTTACAGATATAATTGATGATGCAATTGATGAATCTGAAAAACTTAAACAACGTTTTCAAATGGAGAAAATGACTTTATCTTGGAATGAGTATAAAAAAGTCGTTGAAGGATTTCTGAGAAGATGCTTTGATAATTGTAAACTAATTGAGGAATACGAAGATAAGACTCAAATTATAAATAATTATGATTTTATCACTGAGGATAATTTTTATGTAAAATATATTAATAGATCACTTGATGGAGAAATGAGAAAATATCAAAAACAGTATTATGGAATCAGGGATCATAAAAAATATTCTCGTTGTAAACGATGTGGTGGAATTATCGAGAAAACAGGAAATAAACGATTGTATTGTTGTGATTGTGCGACTTTAAATGAACGTGAAAGAAAGCGAAAAATTGCTCATAAATATAGAGTAGCGAAATAGAAAACCCGAGTTTTCCTTGTAAAATAAGGCTTTATAACTGTTTTCAGCTTCGTATATATCACATATGGAAAACAATGAAATCAGCTTTTCTTAATATCCCGTCCTAATAGGGACATTTTCATAATATCAATAAGTTTATATATCATAAACTAACCTCTCTTTCTTACATCGGTGGTTATATTATTTAAAAATGGTGTAATCACTGATACTTTTCCCATATAGTTCAATGGTAGAGCAACGGACTGTTAATCCGTAAGTTATAGGTTCGAATCCTGTTGTGGGAGTTATCCTATTTTATAGGACTGGTCGGTTTCGGATCAGAAGATGTTGAATTTTAAAATAAGCGTGGCGACACGTATAAAGTGGTTCTTATTGTATTATAAGGCTGCGACTGTATAATACAGTTTAACGGAAAACACATAAAATCTACGCCATATCTAAGGTCAGAGGTCAACTGATAATGACTATTTATGAGTTTATGTAATCAATTGCATTGCATGAGATTCTTAAACAAATTGATTTGGTGGGTGTCTCGAAATAGGCACTGTATTAACACAGAAATGTGGGGATGATTTGTGTACTATTGACGGGAATACCGCAAGTATAACTGTTGATAGGATTTTGGTAATATCTCTTAAGTTGAAAAACAGGGATAGAATCAAAAAGTAAGGAGATCGCAATCCTAGCAGGATGGTGACAACTGGGCTGTACTCAAAAGGTACGGATGGTTAAATGTACACCTCATCATCCATTTGTAAGTACATACTTTTGGTGAATGAAGAAAATTTCTTAATAATAAAAATATCATTTGATTTACTGATAGAAAATAACAAGCAAAAGTGTGTATGACCGCAAAGAGAAAAACAACTTATTGTCCTGTAATATGGACACATATAACACTCGCAAGGTGTTATGTGAGAAAGTACAAGTATATGCAACTCTAATAGGCTGCAACCTATGAATCTCGCAAGGAAGAATGTGTAAAAAGAAAATCTATAACGCTTTGTGGTAAGAGTTTGCCAGTTATGTCAAAACTGGTGTTGTTGCTACCTACTGTCTAATCGACAGTGTGATAAATTGTGTCCAACCGCAATAGATGGTAGTGTATTGAGTCAATATCTCAGCTCATATTAAGTAAGAGTCTCATACTTCGGTATGGGATTTTTTATTTTTGGGAATTAGTTCAGTTTGGTTAGAACGCCTGATTTGGGTTCAGGAGGTCGTGGGTTCAAATCCTACATTTCCAACTACTATCCTACTTTGTAGGAAATAAATCAAGAAAGAAGTGAAAATTATTAAGTACATTTCAAAAAATGAAATTGAAAAATTATTATCCGAAGGTGTAATTAGAAACACAAGACGAGGATATGTAGATCGCAGAGGCGAACATATTGGATATTATAAGACTTGTGGTGGAAAGCGTTACATCGAAGATAAGTATGTTAAGTAGGTTCTGCCTATGAAAAATCGAATTGAATATAAAGGTTTTTATATTGACAAGACTGAAAATGGCTATCGTATCTGTAGACAAGAAGATACGGAAAAGCATACTCATCTCTCGAATCTTAATCCATCGTATAGGCTCATAGACAATGTATTATCAAATAAAATTCCAACTCGTTGTGGATGCTATTATTTGGAATCACATATTCGTTTGAGTTATGATGAAAATTATATTAGGAAGATTCGTGAGTATATCAAAGTGAAACAAAGTAAAAGTAAACAAATGTATTACAATCCTTGCAGAAAGCGTTCTGGTGGGAATTTTTAATTTTATGGAGGATTTAAAGGATTATGGCAAATTTTGTTTTTAAGGAAACTAAGCAGACTTCTATGAAGATTGCAGGTATCATTAACACAGATAATATGACCATTGACGTAGATGGCGAAGAGAAGAAACTTGCTACTCTTCTATCGGTATTTAACGGTGGTTGTGTTGAAATAAATGTGAAGGTAAAAGAGGAAAATGAACTCGATGAGCCTACTGAATCTAATGAAGAATAGAGAGTAGGTGATTATTATATCTGATTTTACAAAATTGGAAAACGAAAATTATCATACATATATATGGCGATTAGATCAGTTGATAAATTCTGGAAAATATCATAATTGGAGAGAGATAACACCAATGGTTAATAAAGAATTATTTGGTGATGATGAATCTCAATATAGAGATGAATCTGCTTACAGAAAAGCCTGTAAATATGCAAAAGATTTTAAGGAAGCTGGTGTATTTAATTCTGATAATGAGTATTTAAAGGAATTGCAGATTCAAAAACGTGAATTGGAAAAAGAACGAAAGAAGCTTCATAGTGAAAAGCTTGAATATAATAAGTGGCTTAGAGAAGACGCAAGAGATGAACTTATTGCGGAAAAAATTTGTGAGGCAATTTTAAATCTTCCCATTTTAAATATTCCAGAATATATCAAGCCAATTCATAACACGAAAGCATATTGTCTGGTTTTTGGCGATGAACATTATGGTGCAGAATTTGAATTAAAAGATTTGTTTGGGAATATTATTAATTCATATAGTCCTGAGATATTCGAAGAAAGAATGTATGACTTATTTGACCAAACAGTTGAAATAATTCATAAAGAAAATATTGATACTCTTAATGTATATTCTATGGGTGATTTTTCGGATGGCTGTCTCAGAGCATCACAGCTTATGAAACTAAGATGTGGAGTTGTCGATGGTACTATTCAGTATGCAAATTTTATAACTAATTGGCTTAATAATCTTACAAAACATGTTCATATTAAGTTCCAAATGACTGATGGAAATCATACAGAACTCCGTATGTTAGGTCAACCAAAAGGAACTTTTACAGAAGATAATATGGGAAAAGTTGTAAGAGAATTTATTAAAATTAGATTAGCAGATAATCCTAATTTTACTTTTATCGAAAATCCAACAGGTTATATTTATGGACAACTTGCATGTAATACTGTTATGGGAATACACGGTGAAGTACGTGATATGGAGCGAGCATTAAAAGATTTCTCTAATATTTATAATGTTCCAATTCAGTATTTATTCGCAGGACATCTACATCATTCAAAAGTTGAAGAAATTGGTATTAATTCAGAAGTTATAAATGTTCCATCAATTATTGGGGTTGATCCATATTCTCTTTCTTTGAATAAGACTTCAAATGCCGCTGGAAAATTAATTATATTCGAGAAAAATAAAGGAAAAGTATGTGAATATACACTCAAATTAAATTAGAACTTATTTGCAATAAATATTATATAGAATCAGTTGCAATTAGATAATAAACAAAACTAATTTTAGTTAATATATGCAAATATTCTGAATAATTTTAAATTATGTAAATATTACGCATAATTTGGCTTACAAAGCTACTATCAGAGGGAGTGTACCTTATATGGACGCTACCCTCTTTTATTATTAAATCGGCATTTTTTGTTAAAAGTGTCAAAATATTATTGATTTAAAGGAGATTTTTTATTTATGAACAAGACAGAATTAGTTGCAAAGACACAGGAAAATATTGATATCAATGTATCAAAGAAGGATTTAACTACTATTGTTGATGGTGTAATAAAGTCAATAACCGATGAGCTTATAGCAGGCGGTAAGGTTCAGTTAGTTGGCTTTGGTACATTTGAAGTAGTTGAAAGAGCTGCGAGAGAAGGTAGAAATCCACTTACAGGTGAGTCACTTCACATAGAAGCTTCGAAAGCACCTAAGTTTAAAGCAGGTAAGGCATTAAAGGATGCTGTAAAGAATGTTTAATTCTGAAAGGGTGTGATTAAAATAAATACAATAGTTGTAAAAAATATCTATGAGTTAGCTGATATGGTTAATTCCATGTATCATAATGTAACTTCGTATGATAGTTTAAATAATGTTGTTGTTGTTGCAAAGTATTATGAAGCAAAGACATTGATTGAAAATCTTATTTCTGAAAGAGGATATGAGATTTCAAGTATTAAGGAACTCGGTGATTCTAATGTTATTGGTTATGCAGACGAATATATCATCACATTATTTGTTAATGAGATTGGTTGTGAACCTGCTAAAGATAATAATAGATATAAAGATATTTATGCTGAAGCTATTTATGTTCTTGAAAATTGTAATTCAAAGATAATGTCACATATTCACGGTGAGGATAATGTATTCGAAGTGTACATAGATGAAATTGAATGTGAAGACGATCAAGACTGTGATGAAGACTGTGAGAATTGTTGCTGTTTTTGAAGGAAATGGAATTTATGAGATTAATGGTAAAAAAGTTTCTAAAAAAAGAGTTATCAAAATACTTAGAAAAGAATATCGAAGAAATGTCAAAATAGACTGAAACTGTTTCTTCTATACTTTCTGAGTATGAAGCAATTCACAATAGTATTAAGAGAATCTATGAACTTGATGATTTGTTAAGATTTTAAGTAGCAATATGTTGCGTATTAAGGCTTTATTTGGGAGTTAATTAGCAATATGTGGCTAGTTAATAATTAAAAATATTTGTAGTGTGTAGTTATTGGCTGCACACTCTTTTTGTTATGGGTAGGTATACAAGTGGTTAAAGTAGGCAAACTGTAAATTTGTTGGCGAAAGCCTTCGAAAGTCCAAATCTTTCCCTGCCCACTAAAATAATTAAAATAAATGAGATTTTACAAGAAGTAGCTTAGTTTACCACTATTCTGCTTCTTTTTTATATTATAGAAAAGGAGGCTGAAATATTGTCAAAAGAGAAAATAACAAGGGTGAAATATTTCACTCCTGACAAAGAGAAGTTTATTTATGAAGAGAACTGGAAGAAATATGAAAAATATCTACAGTCTAATATTATCAAAAACCGTGATGTAAAAGATACTACATACAAGAGATATAAAGGATTGTTTCGACATTTCCTTATGTGGTTAGGAGAAAATTATGGTGAATTAGATTTATATTCTGATGAATTTATGGAAAATGCAGTTGATATTATGGAAGCATATATGCTTTTCTGTCAGGAAACATTGATGAACCATAAGAAGATAATCAATATGAAGATTTCTGCCGTAAGTTCATTTTATATTTGGTCTATGAAACGTGGATTTGTTAAATATCATCCTTTTGATGGTAAACTTGACAGAATGAAGAAAGCCAATGAGGAACAGATTCTTAATCATTACTTCTTAAATGATGAACAGATTGCAGCTATTAGGACAGATTTATATAAGACAGAGAATAATAAATGGACAATACAAGACCAGTTATTATTTGAAATCGCACTCTTCTCCGCTAATAGAATTGGTGCATTAGAGAAACTTACTGTATCCTCTCTTGACTTAGATAATATGGTATTTGAGTCAATACGTGAGAAGGAAGGATACCGTGTGGAAGTTTCGTTTGACAGTACATGTAAGGATATGCTTGAAACATGGTTAGCCATGAGAACAAATGGTTATGATCATCTTGAATGTGATGCTTTATTTATTCATAAATACAAAGATGAATGGATACCTTGGACACAAGGAATGATTCATGACAGAATGAGAAAAATTGGTAGAATTATTGGCTTGGAGGACTTTCATTGTCATTGCATGAGGAAGACAGCGATCAACAAAATATATGAAGATACTGGTGATTTAAATCTCGCCTCACAATGGGCGAACCACAAATCAACTTCAGTAACTTCACAAAGCTATGTACGCCCTGCTTCTAAAGCTGATTTAAGGGAAAAATTAAAAATTCTAAAGTTCAAACAGCAAGAATTACAGAAAGAAGCTGAAAAAGAAGGTTTATAGAGGATGCCGATGAAACCTTCATCTATTACTTCTTCTTATTCCAACACTTCTTCACATAACAACCAAATTTAATAATTTTAACCCCTAGAATACCTATCCCTTTAATTATAATTTTAATAAGAAAAATAACCAAGAATACTTCTCCACATACAAATGCATATTTGTAGACCACACCTTCATTATTAAATAAAGCTGCAATTATAAATGACATATAAATAATTAGCCCATCTACCCCACAGAAAAATATGAACTTATCGTCTTTAGATAAATACATAACACTTTGTATAAAATTAGGTTCAAGATATCCTAATCTTCTGCGCAGATATGAATTTCTATCATATATGTTATTTTTGAAATTATTGTAGTTATATTTATTATGATTGTCTTTTAATATTATATATGTTTTATGAGTAGATCTGTCAATATATTTGATATTATAATCATTCATATAAGTTGATATATGATTTATAACATCATCTATAGTATTTTCGTTATATTCCTTATTATTATTTATAATTTTATACAGAGGATAATAAATTCGATTATATGCAATTTTCATATTATCTAATGGAACATTCTTATTATAATTATATTTGGTTACAATAAAGGTAAATATACCTGTTATAAGTGCAGGAAGAATTATTTTTAATATTTCTATAAATGATTCCATATACAAAACCTCCGTTGTTTCTAAGTAATATTTTTCTTGCACTCCATCTTCGTATGTGTTACAATACAATCCAAGAAAAGATAATAAAAAGTGCTACCCGTATAGCAAGCGGTTAGCCCAAGTTGACTATATATCTAAGATTAGAAAATAACCGTACTTTGGCGAGGGCGGTTATTTTCTTTTGTTATTGTTGTTAAACGCAAACGTAAGAATAGTAAAGATTACTATTGTATAAGCAAATAAATTAGCATATGTAACCATTACTGTTGCCCTCCTTTCGTATTAATTTCCTCGAAAGGGTATCTATGAATGAATGTGAGTTCAGTCTCACGAGAGAAGGACTAACCGCCTACCACTTTAGGTAGCACCTTAAAATTAACTATATCATATCTGACATTTTCTGTCAAAATATCCAAAAATAAGAGAATAATATAATATAAGCTGCTTACACTTTATAAGAGTAAGGGCGGTTTATCAATTCGTTGATAGATTTTTTACAAAAATTATTCTCAAACAGAGAGTATAAAAGTGAGCAACAGCCACTCGTAAGGCTGTATATAAAAGCACGAGATAAAAATATTGAGTTAGTTGCTACTCTAAAAACACCTCCGCTACTGCTCATTGGCGTTGCAAACTCGGAAGCGAATCAGAGTATAAAAGAAAGCTATGCGTTCACTGCTAAAATATAAGTGTGATAATACATATCTTGGCATTTGCTATTCATGTAGCATTGTAAGTCCTACTGCTGTATTTTGGTAGAGCCGACTATACAAAGACTCTAGTGCACACGAAACCTTAATGCAGTATATCTAAGCTTGTCCAAGCTACTGAATGGTCTGATAATTCTATAACGAATTCGTGCTTCTCTGCATTAATGAGAACCCTTAATTGACGGATAAGAGTCATTAAATCTTATCAATTGATTTTTACTCCGAAGACCGAAAATATATAGAGAATAATCAGTAAGCATGGATACCTTGTGTGTCTTAGGGTACTTAGTTTGTACCTGAATAATAACTGGATGTGTACAGTCCAATATCAGCTAGTTAGTGCTTTATGCTGATTCAGTGGGTGAGATGCCCACATTAGGTCTGTTCGTCTAGCGGTCTAGGACATCGCCCTTTCACGGCGGCAACAGGAGTCCGAATCTCCTACAGATCATTACGTAGCTGATACTTAAATGGACAGCGAGGCTATACATTTTTTGTATGGTAACAGGGAGTCACTTCATGAGGTGGCTCTTTTATTATATACGTCTTTAGTTTAATTGGTTAGAATATCAGACTCCAAATCTGAGAGATGTGGGTTCGACTCCTACAGGGCGTGTTAGCACTATGACAATAGTGCTCTTGAATATGTGGTTCAAATCCACACACCTTATATTTGAAAGAAATAAATGTACAGATTTTTTAGTAGTTTATTAGGTAAGGCGTTGGAATAAGCGAGATTCGATTCCTCTATTCAAGTTTGTGTGTAAATTGCACTTTCATAGTGTTTTATAAGTTGAATTTTTATGAGAAGTGGTATTGTTACTGCTTCTCTTTTTATATTGGAATAAAAGGAAAGAAGGTGAAACAATGGCTAATTTAAGACAAGCCAAAACTGATGATGAGGTCAAAAAGTTAACAGTAAATAAAGTAAAAGGTGCGTATCATGATTTAGCCATTGACTACAACCATTTACTAGATTTGGATTATATCTATTGTCCTCATTGTGGAAAATGGAAATCAACTAAAGGTAATGGAAACTTTTATAAATCTAACAAAAGTAAAAGCGGATTTGAGCATTTTGCATGTAAGGCTTGTATTTTAGATTTGTGTACTGACGTAGATCCTAAAACTGGCATTAGAACAGACAATAGAGAAAAAACAATTAACACTTTTAGACAGCTTGATTGGAAATTTAGCGAAAGTGATTATAACGCACAACTACAAGCCATTAATGAAGGAGTTGGTGAAAAAGTTCGTGGAACGGCTGTTCAAAATCTTATTGTAATGGTAGCTTCTCTTCCACAGTACAATAACACTTCCTATAAAGACTCTGAATTTTCTATTGATGATATAGATAATAATCCAGAAACAAATACGAAAATCGTTCAAAAAACTCTTAAGTCTGCTAAGAAACGTTTTGGAAATAACTATAATAATGAAGAACTTATGTATCTTGAGACGGAATACCAAGACTGGACGACACGTTATCCCTGTGAAAATAAATCTCAGGAACTTTTATTTAAACGAGTGTGTTGTAAGGAACTTGAGATAGATAATGCTCAGAAAAATGGGAAAGATACAAAAGATTTAGATGCTACTTTACAGAATTTATTAGGAAGTTTAAATATTAAACCTAATCAGAAAACTGCATCTGAATTAACTGATAATCTTACATTTGGGCAACTTATTGATAAATGGGAGCAGGAACAACCTATACCAGAGCCACAAGGAGAATTTAAAGATCCTGATAAAATTGGATTGCTGATTGATGTATTCTTCAAAGGGCACTTATCTAAGATGATGGGATTAAAGAATGCATTTTCTGCAACATATGAGAAATTCATTTCTAAATATACCGTTAAGAAACCTGAGTATGATGAAGATACTGATTCAGAAGCATTATTTGATAAGATATTTGGTCAAAAAGCTGATGAGGAGGTATAATTATGCCTCAAGTAAAAACTCAAACAGAGATAGAAAAAGACAAGCAACAAAAAATAATGGAAACTGTTGCTTGGAGAGCTGGGTATTATCGCAGCAATCCACATAGATATGTTATTGACGTGTTGGGACTATCTTTAAAATGGTTTCAACAAATTTTGTTATGGTGCATGATGCACTATAATTTCGTTATGTATTTGGCAGCGAGGGGACAAGGTAAAACATACCTAACTGCCCTCTTCTGTTGTGTAAGATGTATCTTATTTCCTGGAACAAAAATCGTTGTAAGTTCTGGAACTTTAAAACAGGCAAACGAAGTCTTACTAAAAATACAAGATGATTTTATGAAACAATCTTCCATATTACGTTCTGAAATAGAAAAATGTAATATTGGTCAAAATGACGCTTCTATTTATTTCAAAAATGGTTCATGGATAAAAACAAGAACCAGTTCAGAAAATTCAAGATCAGCCAGAGCAAATTGCATAGTCGTGGATGAATTTCGTATGGTCGATGAAACAGTTATCAATACTGTATTGCGTAAATTCTTAACAAGTCCAAGACAGCCAAAATATTTACAAAAACCTGAATATGCTCATATGCAGGAAAGAAACAAAGAAATATATATGTCCAGTGCATATTTTAAAAGCTCATGGGCTTATAGAAAAGCACAAAGTTACACTCTTAATTTCTTTGATGACACAAAAAAATATTTTATATGTGGATTACCTTATCAGGTATCGGTGCGTGAAGGATTACTTTCTCGTTCTCAGCTTGAAGATGAAATGAGTGAAGCTGATTACAATGAACTTGTTCAGCAGATGGAAATGGAATGTCTGTGGTTTGGTGATACAGATGGTAGTTTGTTTAAATTTGATGAATTAACTGCTCGTAGAAGACTTCGTAAAGCATTTCCACCATTGAGTTTCTGCAATGACAAAATAACAATTCCGAAATTAACAGCTACTGGTAAAAGAATACTATCTATTGACGTTGCTCTTATGCAATCTACGAAAAAGAAAAAGAATGATGCCTCTGCTATTTTTATCAACGACTTAATTCAAGTAAACGATACTGCATATCAATCAAATTTTGTATATGGTGAAACTTTTGAAGGTTTGAAAACAGATGAATTAGGAATGATTGTTATGAAATATTTTTATGAATATCAATGTACAGATTTAGTCTTAGATACTAATGGTATCGGCTTGGGTGTGTACGATTTCATAACAAAGGATCAAATTTGTCAAGAAAATGGCAAAAGATATAAAGCCATGACATGTATAAATGATAAGGATATGGCTGAACGATGTAAGGTTCGTGATGCAAATAAAGTTGTTTGGTCTGTAAAGGCTAATGCTAATTTTAATAATGAAATATGTGTATTACTTAGAAATGGAATACAAAATGGAAAAATCAATTTTCTTATTCCTGAACAAGATGCTGATAGTTCATTAAAAGAAACTTATAAAGGATATTTTAAGATGTCTCCAACAGAACAAGCTAAATTGAAAATGTCATATATACAGACAACTTTTGCTGTTTATGAATTAATAAAATTAGATCATGAAGTTAAAAATGGAAATATTAAGGTAAAAGAGGTTGAAGGTATGCGTAAAGATAGATATTCTTCCATTGCCTATTCTTACTGGTGTGCGTGTCAATTGGAATTAAAATTGAAACCTAAGACACAAAGCACGCAATCATTAATCAATAAACTCCCTATCCGTCAACCATCACATTCATCATCGTTCTCAAAGCGATTCTAATAAATCAAATAAACTCACATGAAAATAAAAAATCTCAAAGAAAAGGAGGTGTTTACTACATAAATGGCACAACCAAAAAAAGAGATGTCAGAAACATCTCCTAAAACAACTACTACCAAGCGACAACCTACGGCTGCTGAACGAAAGCAGTATATGGAAAAGCTTGAAGCACAAAAACAGAAATTTGCCGAAAGCAAACAGGCATTTAAGCAAGTTCGTGATGTAACCAAAACAGTTCGACAGACAACTATTAGTTCTTATAGTAAAGATGATGTCATCAGATATTTACAGAACATAGACAGCTATGAATCTGAATTACGTGGATTATCACGTTATCTCTTCTATCGTTCTCAGGTTTATTTCAGATTGATTATGTATAACGCTACAATGTTTGATTTGAATTCAAGATATGTTGTTCCTACATATAATCCCATTGAAGATAATGATAAAGAAGCAATCCTAAAAGATTATTATGAAACATTACAGGTCTTAGACAGGATGGATTTACAAAACAGTTTACTTCCTATGTTAATTAACAACTTCATCGAAGATGTTTATTATGGCTGTTGCTGGATAGACGAGACAGGTATTTTCATATTAAAAATACCACCTGAATATTGTAGGATTTCAGGAAAATATTTCACAGGTGATTTTTCATTCAGTGTGGATATGAGTAATTATAAAAAGTTTGAAGATGTTCTTGAATTCCTTGGAGAACCATTAAGTTCTATGTATAAGGCTTATGGTGGAGATAGTAAAAATAAATGGCAACCTATGCCAGATGAATATGCTTTGTGTACAAAGTCAAGAATGGAGTCTTGGGAAACAATTGTACCAATTTACAGTGGACTATTCATTGATTTAATTGGGTTGCTCAATTTGGCTGATGTACAAGCTGTGGCTGACGAACAACAAATTTATAAATTGATTACGGCTACTATTCCAACATTATCAGGTGCAACAGATCCCGATGCATGGTCGGTTAATATTGACTTGGCTGTAGATTATTATAACAAGATGGTTGAAAGTTTACCTGATTATGTTGGTGCTGCTATTACTCCTATCCCTCTTGACACTATTTCGTTCTCCGATGATCAATCTACTGATACAACAAAAGTTCAAAAGGCTACAAAGGAAGTTTTAAACACTTCTGGTGGAGCACAGATTTTGAACTCTTCTACCATTAGCGGAGCTGAGGCGTTTCGTTCAGCAACTCGTGCAGATACAGAATTTGCGATTTCAGCGTTGCTTGGTCAGATTCAAGGTTGGACAAATCGTATGCTTGGTTATCAAGTTTCTAATCCTGCCAAAGTAAAATTCTTTGAAGTATCAGCATATACCAAAGATGCATTTAAGGAATCATTACAGAAAGATTTACAGTATGATGCAACAAAAATTCTTGCGATCAACGCACTTAATGGTATTAGCGAATTAGATACATTATCACTTGCATTCTTAGGTAATGACATTCTTGATTTACCAAACAGATTTAAGGTTCTTACTTCTGCTAATACAGTTTCAAATAGCTCTGATGGAACAAAACCAGAGGTTTCTGATACACAGATTTCAGATGAAGGAAGTGAAACTCGTGACCAGAATAAGAATGATAATTAGGAGATAAAAGGATGAAACAGAATTTTATAAAAACTACAGATACTTCTACTGCTGAGAAATTATCTTCTCTTGGTTTTCAGAAGATTAATGTTACTAATGGTATTTATACCTTTTTGAATTCTGGGAAAATTCAGTTTTCAAATGATGATATAGATAAAAGAAAAATTCAGTATAGCAATATGCTGAGTATTTAGCACTCTCCTATCTGAGTGCTTATTAATAATTCAGAAAGGAGGAAATAATGCAAAAGAAATATTTTACAATCGAAGATTTAATTAGTTTCTGCAAGCATAAGAAAATGTACAATTTTTCTTCAAAGGAATCTGGTAAACCACTTTATGTACAAGCAATTCAAGATTTTTCTTCTACTGATATAGAAAAAGCAGAAGATAATAAATTATATGCTAAAGTGCGTGTTTGCCATACATTACTTAATCGTAATGGTAGTTACATATCTGAAGATTCTATGAAGGCTGCAATGCCAAGTCTAAAATATTCTCCACTGCTTGCAAACATTCATCAATTGGATGACGGTTCTTGGGATTTCCATTCTCACGATTACCATATAGAAACAGACGAAAACGGTAATGAAATAACTGTATATGATGAAAAACAGGTTGGTACTTTTACATCAGATGAACCTTATCTCGAATATGACAAAGATATGGATAAAACATATGTTGTTGCTCGTGTAGCAATTCCAGAATCATATACTCGTTGTGCAGACATCATTCGTGAAAAAAATGGAACAAAGGTGAGCTGTGAGCTGATTGTATACGAGTGTTCATACAATGCAAAAGAAAAATATCTACAATTAGATGATTTTGAATTTGCAGGATGCACTTGCTTGGGAGCTGAGAAAGATGGAACACCTATTGGTGAGGGGATGCTTGGAAGCAAAATTACGCTCGAAGATTTCAGTGAAGAAAATAACAGTCTAATTAAATTTAACGAAAAAATGGTTGAATTACAAGCACGACTTGAAAAATTAGAGACTGCTTGTTTTGACAATAAAAATAATTCTAAGGAAGGAGGAAACAACGTCAATATGAATAAATTTGAAGAGTTATGTCAGAAGTATGGAAAGACAGTTGATGATATTACATTCGATTATGAAAATATGTCAGACGAAGAATTAGTTGAAGCATTTGCAAAAGCATTTGATGATACTGATACTACTGATGGCACTACAGATAATACTTCAACGGAAGATACTCCTTCTACAGACGAGGGTGTAGAACCAACTAATGATGAATCAACTGAATCTACTAAAGATGATAGCAAGGAGGATTCAACTACAGATGAATCAACTACTACTCCATCAGATGATGATGAAGTCAAGAAGAAAGTAGATAATTCTGTATCTAATAATACTGTCGAATATTCATTTGTGAAAGATGGAGAAATTAAAAAGTTTGCTGTATCTTTACAGGATAAAATCTATGCTATTCAGGATTTAGTAAACGCTACATATGCAGAGGCAGATAATACATATTATGGTGTCACTGTTTATGATGATTATGTAATCATGTGTGATTGGTGGTCAGGAAGATATTATAAGCAGACTTATGATTCTAAGGAAGACAACTATTCTCTTACTGGTGACAGAGTTGAAGTATATGTTGAGTTTGTTACTGCTGATGAGCAGAAAGAACTTGATGATATGCGTTCAAATTATGCTGAATTAAAAGCATTTAAGGAAACTGTAGAGAAGAATGAGCTTCATGAAAAGCGTGAAAAAATTCTTGCAGACGAGAGATACGAATCTATTTCTACAAAAGATAAAGAAGGAAATTTTGTAAATAAAGATTTTGCCGAACTTTATAAGAATATGGATAACTACTCTCTTACTGAACTGGAAACACAGGTTAAGGTAATCCATTCTGATTTTATTGCAGAACATTCAACTTTTTCTGCATCGACAGAGGAGAAGAAATCAACTTCTAAGAAACAGTTCGCTAACCCATCTAAAGTTGTTAAATCAAGTAGATATGGAAAATTGTTTCAGAACAAATAAATAGGAAATTAAATAATCACTTTTTTTGTTAGGTCGCTTTTATAAAGCGGTCTTTTTTATTTTATCAAATTTAAGGAGGAAAAAATAATGGCTTTACGTTATTCAATTGAACAGCATCATGTTTGCTTCCCTACTAAAGTCCTTTCTGAGCGTGTAGGTAGAACATTAAACATGGTAATTAAGACAGATACAGACAATGGTACTGTATGCGGAAAAGGTAAATATGTATCTTTTGATCAGTATGAGGTTGCTGACGCACCTACTACTTTTGAAGGCGAAATTCTTGAGCAGGCTGCCGATGGAAACTGGTATGTAGAAGTTAAGAAGATTGATCCTAATGCACCAGCAATTTTAATTTATGAAGTTCCTACTATTGCAGAAAACTATAACTCTAAGTTTACTGCTACAGCTAATTTCTTCAACGAAGCAAGTGCAAGTAGAACAAAGACTGTTAGAGGTTTTGTTCTTGGTGTAACAGATGTATATGAACTTAGTGCAGATGCATTTGATGGTACACCAGTAGCAGGTAAAAAGGTAACAATCGAAGCTGGTAGCCAGAAACACAAGGTCGCTATTGTGTAAGAAGGGAGGATAAAATATAATGAGTAGAATGAATTTTAGCACACATGTAATGAATGTGTTTAATAATATGAATACATCTTATGATGAAATTAAGAACCTTATGTTTGATTTATATAAGGGAGAACTCGATGAGGGTATTTCTAAGAAGGATGCCGAGGATAAACTTCGTGAAATGTCTCTCAAAATCTTTGGTTTAACAAAGGATGCCAAGAAGAGAGAACGTATTCGTGCGTATGAAGAATTCGGTAGACAGTTCTTTAATGTTATCGAGGAGGTAACAGACTGGACAGTATCTACAGGTCTTAAAGAGAATGAGTGGTTTAATGAGCTTGTAAACTATAGAAATCTTAACGATGGTGATGAGAACTTATTCAAGAATGAGCATGAGGAAGTAATTCTTTCTGTAGCAAGAATGGGTAAGAGACACCACGATACAATGCTCCAGAGATTACCAGAGGGTGAGACATATTCTGTTGAAACTGATCTTTATGGTGCTGCTGTTGGTGCTGATATTGATAAGTACTTAATTGGACAGGAAGATTGGACAAAACTTATTGATGCTATTACAAAGGCATTTGTTGTTATGGTTCAGGATCTTATCTTCGCAGAAGTTCTTAATGCTCCTAAAAAGCTTCCTGTACAGACAGGCTTCGTTGAAACTGGTGCTTTAAATACACAGAACAGAGGCAAGTTCAATAAGGTACTTCAGAATGTATCTGTTGCAAATGACAACGCAGAAGTTGTAATTATGGGTACTATGGTAGGTCTTCAGGAACTTGAAAACCTTGTAAATGTAAACTGGATTGCCGCTTCTCAGAAGGAAGCCGTTGCATCTATGGGTAGACTTGGTAACTATGGTCGCTATCGTCTTGTTGAGATTCCTCAGAGATTCGCAAGAAATGATGTAACAAAGACTATGTATGATGATAATACACTTTGGATTTTCGCTTCTGGTGATAACAAGATGGTTGATATGGTCGATGTTGGTGAGACAATTATTGATGAAATTACCGACAGAGGTGAAGCTAATAGTAACATCGCAGACCTTATGAAGTACGAAGTACAGAGAGAGCTTGGTGTTGCTACTCGTCTTGGTCGTTACTTTGGTCAGTGGAAGATTTCTCAGGACTAATATAATACAACACTTATATAGGAGGGTATGAAAATACTCTCCTATTTTATATGGAAAGAAAGGAAATAAATATGGCTTATACAAAGAAAACTGTTACTAAGACAGAAGAAACAGTTGAAACAAAAGCAACTGAAAAGCCAAAGAAAACTTTTACTGATTCTGACTTTATTTTATGTCGTTCAGTATGTTTTGGCGGTTTAAATATTACATGTCCATCTGGTAATACATATGAATTTAAGGATTATGGAAAGACTTGCGAAATTAACTACAGAGATTTAGTTACTTTGATTCGTAAGGGTTCTGACCATATTTTCTTGCCTAGATTCATTATTGAAGATGATGATTTGTTAGCTGATTTCCCTTCAGTTACAAAAGTATATGACAATATGTATACAGCAGAGGATTTATTAGAAATTTTAGATTTACCTAATAGCAGAATGAGAACGGAAATTGAAAAACTTCCTATCGGTGCAAAGGATGTACTTTGTCAGATGGTTGCAGGTGAAATCGCAAATGGACATCTTGATAGTATTTCAAAGGTAAGAACCTTAAGTGAGATTTTTGATTCTGATTTTGATTTGATTAGTAAGTTATTCGTTAAGTAAAGGAGGCTCACAATGACGCTTCCATACGAAACAATTTTTTCACGAACAAGAGGACGAATTTCAGATATAAAAGAACTCTCTCTTGACAAAAACGATCTTAATGAAACATTGACTGAACGCTTACGCATGGTTGCAGGTGATGAACGAGTTATTAGAAAATTCGCTTCATTTAATATGGATGACGAAATCCAACAGATTGAATTTGAGATGCAATATCCTGTTAGCGATTTTGCAGATAAAGAATATGTTATAGGATTGTTTACTCTTGGAATGACAATTGAATGGTTAAAACCACAGGTTGACTCTGCAAAATTTACTGCTAGAGCTTTAGGAACAAAAGAAGAAAAAAACATGCAGAATCCATATAAAGATATGCAAAGTAGATTGGATACATTACAGCATGAATTTAGTAGAAAACTTGCAAGTCATGGATATATTAATAATTCATATGTGCGAGGTGAATAACTATGGAATATATATATGGTTCGTTCACTAAAAGACAAATTAAAGAAGCTGCACATGCAATGCACAACGATGTTCATAAATTATTGCTTTATAAGGATAATCGAATAGAAGAAAAAATATTTGAGAATGATGAAGCTTTTCTTATATTTTTCCAGAATGTCATGTTTAAATTTAGTGGAACAAAAACTCTATTTAATAACAATGGAATTATGGTCACATTAATGGCTACCTTGCAAGCTGCTTATGACGAAGTTACATCTGATGAGTTTGATTACATGACATTTCGTAGGGCTATTTTAGATAGTCACAATTATATTAAGCAGATGTTTGAAGGAGGTGTTGGTGATGCCAAGCTTACAGACAGCACGGCGAATCGCTAACGCCAAAACAAATAATGCGAAAACTTTAGGTCAGATTTATAAAGAAGAATCTGATTTTTTGATGGAAGAAACTTGGGATAACAGTATCACTTCCAAGACTTGTTATATCTATGATCATTTTCATGATGATTTTTTCACAGATGAACATGGAATTACACGTTCTCTTGCTGAAGGTATGACTTATGAAAATACCAATAAGACAAAAATAGATGCAAAGTTTATTATCAAATCTTATCAGTCAATGGATAAAGATCAAGTGGAATACTATATTATGTTTCGTCCAAGTCAGCCTGTAAGATTCAATGAAGGTGATGACCTTTATTATTATGAGACTGATTTTAGGAAACGCTATGGGGCAACATTTCCGATAGGACTTTTTGTGGACGTTCCAGATGATAGAGGAATTTATCATAAGTGGATTGTTTGTCGTGATGAACCTGCAAATCAGTTTCCAAAGTATCTGATTTTACCAGTAAATTACGAACTTACATGGATTGAAAAATCTAATGATAAGCGCATCAAGAGACGTATGTGGTGTTGTTTAAGACAACAGAATTCCTACACTATAGGCACTTACACCGACCGATATTTTACACATACTGATAATCAGGATAAGATATGGTTGCCAATGAACTCTATTACAGAGAAATTTTGGTACACTTCTGAAGATTCTAAAAATATGCGTGTTGTAGTAAGTGCTTTAACAGAACACCCTACAGTATGGACAGTGACCAAGGTTGAAAATTCAATGCCATTTGGTATTCAAAAGCTTACTATATATACAGCATTTTGGAATGAGCATACTGATTATGTCAATCTTGAAACAGGTGAAATGTATGCGAACTATTTCGATTCAGAAATTGCCCCAACAGATCCATCTACTCCAACCACTCCCCCATCTTCCATTACAGCAAAAATTTCAGCATCCACTTCAACTATTAAAGTTGGTGGCTCTTATAAAAATCTTACAGTAAATCTATTTAATGATTCCAATGAAGATATTACAACTAAATATACTGATGCGACCTTTACATGGGTTTGTTCTATTGACGATGAAGATTGGACTGATAAAGTTACATGGCGAGCTGGTACAGAGTACAACCAAAAGAAAGTAAAGTTTCCTAGCGATACTTCTGTTATCGGCAAAATATTGTCTGTTAAGTGTGAAGTTGTTAAGGAAAATTTGCCGATTGAATCTGAAATTTTGCTGTTAGAATTAACTGAGTAGGAGGTGTTTTATGGCAGAAAAATTAGTTACAAAGAATGATTTATTGAATAAGCTTCGTGCATATAACAACACTCCTGATGATGAAAATATTTTATATAAAAAAAAGATAGAAAAGGCTTTATTATCAAATCCTTGTTTACTTTATGCACTCAATGAAAAAACGTTAGAGTCTGAACTTTTTGATGATGATGGTAATATCAATTGGGAATGGAATGAAGAAAAGAAGGAATACGAGCCTCTTGGAGAATGGGATAGATATTTTTCAGATACAGCAGGCGATGGAAATATACTTCCGTATTTATTTATTCCAGACACTCAGACAAAAGTACGAAATTATCTTTGTTATCAAGTAAGTTTTCAAGACACAGTTAGATATCAACCTGGATTAAAAGAAACGTTGGTTACTTTTACTATTTTTGTTCATGGCAATGATAGGATGGATAAATTAACAGGTATTCCAAGACACGATCTTATTGCTTCTATTATAAGAGAACGATTTGCATGGTCAAATGTATTTGGGATGCAAACGCACATTATATCAAATCGTGAATCTACTACGGATAACAATTACGTTGTTCGTACTCTTGTATTCCAACTTACGGACTTAAACAGTAAAGTTCAGACACCTTATGGTGGAAAACCATCTATTATGAATTATGGTGTAAGGCGGTGATATTATAAAATCCAATATATTAGATGAATTACAAACCGCTACCATTCAGGGAAATCAACAAGAACAACTTATTAAAGATAAAGATAAAATATATTTTGATAAATTAAAATTGTTTTTTGGCATGGACTACGAGGTTCATGGTATTACAATTTCTCAACCAAGTATAGGTGATATTCTTGAAATTGGCGAAGATAAATTCTATGCTTCTATTTCACCTTTTATTAATAATTCAACTTCTATTCGACTCATGCTATGGAACATAGGACAAACAAACTGGTGTAAGGTTTCTGATATAGAAGTGTTTTCTTTATTATCTCAAATTCCAAATCAGGATTTTTCTCCATTAAAAATCATATTTCGTGATGTAAATATTATGGATTATAAATTAATGCAATCATCAGATGGAAAATTTGTACTTTATAACAAATTAACAGAAGATTTATTAACTGAAAATGAATATATGGAAATTGCTGAATATATAAGAACAATTGTTAATATTCATCCAAAAGTTGAAAAAGCAAAAGGTAAAACCGCAAGAGAGTGGATGATACAAGAAGATAAAATGAATCTTGCAAATAGAAAACAGAATTCAGATGATGATTCAAGACTATTACCAATCATATCAGCTCTTATTAATCATCCAGGATTCAAATATAAACTTGAAGAATTAAAACAAGTTAAAATATATCAATTTTATGATGCTGTTCAAAGACTTCAAATATACGAACAGTCTCACGCTTTAATGAATGGTGTATATTCAGGATTTTGTGATGTAAGTAAGATTGATAAAGAACAATTTAATTTTATGCGAGAAGCATAAAAATTCGAGAAATTATGAACGACTTAAATAGTCGTTCTTTTTTATTACAAATTTAAGGAGGAAAACAAACTATGGCATTTAAATTAGGTGATGTAATCGTTGACAGACTTCAGTTTGGTTATGGTGCTACATCAAAGGGTAATCCGCTTTATGCACTTACACAGCTTACTAACGCTAATATTGATATTACTGCTGATTCTACAGATATTACAGATAAGGATGGAAATCTTGTATACAGAAAGTATTCAGGTAAGAAAGGTGAAGTAACTGCAACTAATGCATTTATGAACCTTGCTGTTATTGAAGCTATTTCAGGTACATCAGCAGAAATTGCAGAGGCAAGTAAGGGAATTGTTATGCCAATAATTACAACTGTTGCTGCTGGTTCTACTCTTGATATTACAGATTATGTAGAAGATTCAATTGTTGTAAATGCTCTTTCTGCTCAGGGTTCTATGGGTAAGCAGTATACTGCTGGTACAAATGCTTCTGAATCAGAGTTTAAGGTAGATAAAGAAGGTCATACTCTTACTCCACCAACTGACGCAAATGAGACACAGTATCTCGTAAAGTATAAGAAGACAGTTAAAAGTGGTGCAAGAGTTGGTATTTCTGCTAATAAGTTCCCTAAGTCACATGAATTATTCTTCAAAGCATTAGTTGTTGATAAGTGTGAAACAGATGTACTTAAGGCAGCTATTATACATATTCCATCATTTATGCCTTCACCAGAAGTAACAATTGCACTTCAGGGCGGCGATTCTCAGAATATGGATTATAAGGGTGCAATTCTTACAAATACATGTGGTGGAGATCAGGATATGGTTGAAATCTACTTCATTGATGAAGAAGAGGAAGACGTATAATTCATCTTCATACAACTATCAAGGGAATGGATTTTAACCATTCCCTTAATATGTAGGAGGAATTAATGAAAGATTTAAAAATATGTTGTGTCTGCAAAAAACAGTACGAATACTGTCCAAAATGCCATAAAGAATTACCTACATGGATGTTTTCATTTTGTTCAGAAGAATGCAAAAACATATATGAGGTAATGTCTTCATATGAAAATGGTTACACTGACGCAGAAACAGCAAATAAGAAATTAAATAAACTTAATATATCTAAATATGATTTGGTTGGAAGTTATAAAAATACTTTATCTAAAATCAATAATGAGATATCTAAAAAAGAACAGGAAAGCCCTGTTATGAAAAATAACGAATCTAAAAACAACGATTCAAATAAGTATTTAAGAAATCCTAAGAAAAAGAAGGGATTAGATAATGTTGAACAGTGATTTTGAAAACTCTAATAGGGGGAATATAACATTACTGTTTAATGCTATATTCCCCTATTTTTTACGAATATTGTATGGAACGAAAGGATAATATGGTTAAAACAAATTTAAAACCAAGGGATTATTTACCACATGAAGCGGTTAGAATTATTAATCCCAAACAGTCTCTTCTTTATATAAAAAATGGTGTATATCCTATAGATATGTATGCAAGTATTGATGATAAAACAAATAATTCAATTCTTGCAATGGTATTTTTAAAAGAAGACACCGCTGATGTATATAAAAAGTGGTGCAATTATGAATTAAATTAGGTGGTGATTGAATGTTCTTAGATAATGCAGCAACAACTCCACTAAAACCAGAAGTTAAAGATTATGTCATATCTCTTTTAGACACATATCAGAATCCATCTTCAATGTATCAATCTGGTGTTAATGCAAAACAAATAATTAATACGGCAAGAAAGAATGTAGCAAAATTCATTAATATAAATCCAGAAAATATTATTTTTACATCTGGCGGTTCAGCCAACAATACGCTTTTCATTAAAGGTTATACTCAGAGAAATGAATGTAGAGTGTTATACTCTCCTACTTCACATAAATCGGTACTGAAGTGTGTAGAATCACTTAAATATAAGTGTTCACTTAAAGTTGATTATACAGGAAAAATTGATTTTCAAGATCTTAAAGAATGTTTATCTGTAGATACAATGAAGAAGATTGTAGTTATAGAATATGCTAACTCTGAGATTGGAACAATCCAAGATATAAAACAGATTATTGAAATGTGTCATTTTTATAACGCAATAGTCTATGTAGATTGTACAGGTTCTATTAGTCAAATCCCTGTAGATATAAGAACTTTAGATGTTGATGGTTTGGGATTTTCTGCACATAAACTTGGAGCTTTAAAAGGAACTGGTGTTCTATATAAGAAATCATCTATTGAACTTGAACCACTTATATATGGTTCACAAGAACATGGGTTATTTGGTGGTACTGAAAATGTAATAGGCATAGCTACACTTGGTAAAGCAATCGAGAATTATGATTACTCTTCTATTACATCTAATAATCGTGATTATATTTATAATTATATAAATAATAATATTTCAGACTCGTATTTAGTTGGTGCTGATTTGAAACATAGATTACCACATAATTTATATATATGTTTCAAAGGTATTGAGGGTGAAGCATTAATGACATTGCTTGATATTAATGGATATCAAGTATCAACTGGAAGTGCTTGTACAAGTGGAGATTTAACACCATCTTCTACTCTATTGGCTATCAAAATGAACAAAGAAGATATAAATAGTTGTATAAGAATTACAAGTGGTAAAGAAGAGATTACTGAACTGAATACGTTTTGTAAAACATTAAAGAGATGTGTAGAAACATTAAGACAATTGAATACAGTATAATATAAGGAGGATTAAAATTATGACAGATTTATCATTTTTAACAAATTTTGCAGTACCGATTATTGTTGGTATTTGCCTATGTATAGGTTATGTATTAAAAAATATTGTTACAACAGATGCAGTTAATAAGTATATTCCTGCAATCATGGGTGTATTGGGTGTGGTACTTAACGTATGGATGAATATGGCTTTTACACCTGAAATATTACTTGGTGGTCTTGTCTCTGGTCTTGCTTCTACAGGTTTATATGAAGCATTTAAGAATTTTTTGAAGAAGTAAGAAGGGATGGTACATATGAGTGGGATCTATAGAAAAACTTACACAAATTGATTATTTATTAGTCATTCTTGGGTTCTTTGCCATCTTATTTGCAGCCAAGGAAATTATCGAAATATTTAGTTATTTTAAGAAGAAACTTAGATTGAAAACAGGTATTGACGAAGATAAAGAGACAATAGAAAACCGTATTAAAACGCTTGAAAAACACGATAATTGGCAGTATCAGGAAATTTTAAAGATTTCTAATGGCATTGACGATATTAAAGACAACCTTACTAAAAGGGAAATTAAGGATAAAGCAAAAACAGTTGCTACTCTTCGAGGACAATTGTACGGATTACATGAAAAATTTGTAACCAAAGAGTATATTGATAAATCAGGGTTAAAAACATTTATTGAACTTGGAAAGATCTATGAAGCTGCTGGAGGCGATGATATTTATCACGACAAATTATATCCTGAAGTAATGGCTTTGCCAATTAAAGAAGATTAAATTTCTACCACAGTAAAAATTTTCCATGATAAAATTTGTATAAACAAAATATACATACACATATTAACATTATGATGGAAAATAAATTGTGGTATTATCGAAACAAAAAGGCATTAACATTACAAGAGTTATCAAGACTTAGCGGGATATCCGTTGCAGCTCTAAATAAAATAGAGAATGGAAATACAAAGGACATACTTCTTAGCAATGCTATTACTCTTTCTCGCATTCTTAATGTTGATATATATGAGTTATTTTGTATCGAAAATTGAGGAGGAAGAATAAGTATGGGAAGAATGTTTTATAACTTAATATGTGAGGAATTATGTATAACTGGCGGTAAGGTTATACATATTGATACCAATGTTGGAAGTCTTGAAGAAGTACACAAGATAGTAACTGATAATGCTGATAAATACCCAAATGGAAAATGGGAATTATACCCTATGCAATTAGCGGTATAACAATACAATTAAATATAAAAACTTTCAATGAGAACGAGTCTAATTCAGGCTCGTTCTTTTATTTTGTCTAAAAATAGGAGGAAAATTATGGAATTACCTATAATTAATACTAAATATGAAAATGTTAATAATTTTGTAAACACACTCGCTCCAATTGTTTGTAACGAATGGGTTAAGCGTAGAAGATCTGGACAGAAGACAATTTCTCCTGCTGTCGTAATTGCACAGGGCGGCAAGGAATCAGGTTGGAATCTTAACGCTGCAACTTTATTTGGTATAAAGGGTTCAGATGTTACATTAGATACTTCTGAATATATTAATGGAGAATATGTACATATTAAAGATGGTTTTGCATCTTATCCAGATATCGCAGGTGCTGTTCAGGGTTATTATAATCTTATGCAGTGGGATAATTATAATGATGCCACATCTGCCAATACAGTAGAGGGAGAACTTGAAGGTCTTACTAATGATATTGGTCTTAAGTATGCAACAGCACCAGATTATTACGAAACAACTCTTGCAATCATTAATGATTTTGGACTTAGAGTGTTTAATGATTTTGTTTGGGATTATGTAAATAATAATGCTAATTCTGAACCATCTACTCCATCTGATGAACAGCCAGTAGAAGATAATTCTTCTGATTCATACGAAACAAAATATCATGAAGGTGATTATGTTGTATATGATACAATTTATGAAACTTCTACTTCCGAAGTAGCATTAACACCTTCTATAACAGAAGGTATTATTACTGACATCGCAAAAGAAGCAAGAAATCCATATCTTATTAATGGCAGTACAGGTTGGATTAATGATGATTGCATTATTGAGAATAGTAACACATCTGAACCAGAATCTTCTGATGTAGAAGAATCTATAAATCTTGCCCATTCTGTTGGTGAATATGTAACATATTCAACTATCTTTGAAACTTCAACATCTGATAAAGAATGCACTCCACTTTATACAGAAGGAACAATTACAGACATTGCTGAAGGTGCGAGAAATCCATATCTTATTGAAAATGGTAGGGGTTGGGTAAATGACTCTGTTATTAATGGTAATTCTACGCCAGAAGACAATTATGAAGAACCATCTTATGATACATATGAAGTTGAAAGCGGAGATTGTCTTTCAGCCATTGGTGATAAGCTTGGTGTAGATTGGTATTCTATTGCAGAAGCTAATGGTATCGGAGAACCATATACTATTTATCCAGGTCAATCTCTTATTATACCTAGATAGTATACTAATAATAAAGAAAGTGTGGTTTCATAGTAATTTTTGAAGCCACACTTATTTTTCAAAAAATTATAAATACACATTCAAAATGTCTTTACTACTATCTAGCCATGTAGTAAGGGCATTTTATTTATATGGAGAGTGTGTGGCTAGACCACTCTCCTGCCCCCCTTAATCAAGAAAGGAATGAAAGATATAGAAATTATTGATTTGATTTTAAGCCAAGATGTATTGGAGAAATATAATAAATATTATTTCAAACAACATCCTAAAGCAAGGAAAATTCCTATTGAAAGACCAATGCACCCCTCGATCAACACATGGATGATATTACCAAGAATACAGATGAATCAACTTAAACAAAAATGGAAAGATTTTATTGTTTTTTGGATAAAGGACTTAGGTTTACAAGATAAACACTTAGAGTCTTTTGAGATGATATTTACCACTTATATGCCGACAAAAAGGCGTGTGGATTGTGATAACACAGTTCCTAAATTTATCTTAGATGGATTTAGTGAATCAGGTTTTATTATTGATGACGATGGGAAGCATTTACATTCTCTTACATTAAAAACAGGATATGATAAGGATAATCCAAGAACGGAAATAAAAATTATAGTGAAATAAAGGAGAATATTAAGATATGAACAAAACATTAAAGGTATATCAGATAATTAATGTCAATGCAAGAATTAAAAATGTAATTGAAGGTGACTCAGCAATTAATGCTGCATTTAAGTTTAAACTACTCAGATTATATTCAGAAATTCAGGGAGTTGTAAAGGATTTTGAAATGACCAAAGACTCTCTTGTTAATAAGTATGGTAAAGATGTTGTTGACGAAAAGGGGGAAGTTGTTCCAAATCAGAAGAGAATTAGTCCTGAAGATGAAAATTGGAAAGAATTTATTAAGGAAATTAATGCAGTAAGTGATTCTGATGTAGATGTTAATTTCACACCTATCAGTACGGAAGAATTGTTTAGTATGGGGTTAGATACTGATGCTTGTGCTGATTTAATACCTATTGTAGAAGAATAAAATTATAAAGGAGATAAAAGGAATTATGAATAAGATAACAGTTAAAGAATTTGTTGAGGGATATAATAAGTGTGTAGATTCATTAAAGAATAGATATATACAGGAAAAGTTAAGCATTATATCTTACTTACCTGTAAATATTAAAGATGCTATTGCAATAATCATTACAGATAGAACTATGTTTGAACAGGAAAAATATACTGACGAAAATGGTGAAATAAAATTTCGTAAGACTGATAATGTACATGTTAATTCATTTGTTCAGTATATGTTATTTGTTAGAGAAGTTATTGAAAAGTATACAAATCTTGTTTGGAGTAATGACGGTAATTATACAGCGGATTATGATTTATTAAAATCTTCTGGACTTCTTGATAAATTAATGATTGGAGAAATTGTGAATGGAAAAGAAATTCCACCACTTATTCCAGCAAGTGAAATATCTGAAATAAGAACTCTTATTGATATGCATAAATCTGATATTATGCAAAATGTATATGAACCACACGCATATATTAGTCGTCAGGTTGAAAGGTTTGGGACACTTGCAAATATAACCATAGAACCACTTATGAAGCTTATTGAACAGAAGATACAGGGAATTCCACAGGAAGATATTACTAAGGTCGTTGAGCTTGTAAGAACTGGTGATTTTAAGGAAGTAGAATAAAAAAGCAGTACTATATTTTACATATAATACTGCTTAAATGTCCTTAATTGAGTGAAGATATATGTCGGAAATTCAATTAAGGACTGACAATTATTTTCACTTGTTAAATATATCATTACAATTAAATATTGTCAATATTTTAGGCTCTATGCGTGTCACAGCGTATAGAGCTTTTCTTATGGAGAGTGGTAATACTGCTCTCCTATTTTTGTGTGAAAAAATAGTGAAAATTTTGGAGGTGAGAATAGATGGGTAAAAATGGAAGCTTTGATGAATTTATTAAAAAAGCTGAAAAGATAAATAAACAATTGGCAAAAGAAGTTGCACCTGAAATTAATAAATTATTCAAAGAATCTGTATATGATTCTCTTATCCAATGGTATAGCGAATATTCGCCAAATATGTATCAAAGAACAAACAATTTTATGAATGTATATAACTCTGCTTATACACATGCAAATAGAAATATATTAACGATGCATGTGGACTCTTCAAAAATGAATGATTACCCAGGTTTTGATATTCCCCCATATCCAACTTATGAAAGACAAACATTATCTGCTGATACAGCATTCGATTATATGTTTACGAATGGTGAACATGGTCATGGACGTTGGATGATGTATCAGAGTATACCTCCCTTTGATAGAGTTGATAGAGATTTTCGCAATGGTTTTGGAGGTTGTGTACAGAAAATTATTGATAACAAAGCAAAAGAATTATTTTTAAGATAGGAGGTATAAATTTATGTCAGGAATGGCTGATTGGCAAGCCAAAATATCTATTGATATTGAAGACTTAAAGAAACGAATTAAGGTTGCTGAAGGCGAACTTGATAAGGTTACAAAAGAAGATAGAAAAATAAAATTAGATTTTGACACAAAAACACTTGAAAGTGCTATTCAGAAACTTGATAAAATGCTTGATTCTCTTGGTAAAGGAACAAGTGATTTTAAACAGTTTGAGAATTTATCGAAAGAACTATCAAATATTGTATCAGAAGTACAAAGTTTAAGTAAAGCTTTTGGTAAGGTGGATGATTCTGGTGCGAAGACACTACTCTCTTCTATCCAGAATATTGACAGGTCACTTTCAGAATTGAGCCAACATATTCTCAATGTTAATAAAAACATGAGCAACATGGGTAGCAATACGGGTGGTGCTGTCAAACAAGTGGAGAATATTAGTAATGCATATCAAGATGCTGCTAAAGAAGCTGAGAAGCTGGCTGATGCGCAGAGTAAGATTGGACAGAAAACGAATATTTCTTTGGCTTCTGATTCTACTGTTAAACAGCAAATCAAATCTGAATCAGAGTTGAATGCTGAAATTGAAAAAAGAGAGAATATTATCAGAGAGCTTCAACAGTTACAAGAGAAATTGACTGTTCATGAAGACTTCCATGATAATGATAGGTATTTTGCAGACCAATTACCTACAGAGGAAGAAATCCGTGAAGCAGATAAAAGAATTAAACAATTAACTGGTACTAATAATATCTTTGATGTTGACAAACTTATACAAGACAGAAACGAATGGTTATCTGAAGTAAAATATAGTCTTGAAGAGTACGATGATTTAATTAAGGCAAATGATCAAAAGGCACTTGATGAATATACAACAAGAGGCTTATCACGTATTGGTGGGGCTGAATCATTTTTTGGATATGAAGATAATAATTTTTCTATAGCGTCAAAATTTGTTGAGGAAAAAGAAAAAATTCAAAATGAGATAAATGATCTCTATACAGATTTAGATAAGTTGGATGAAAAAATGAATTTAGATTCCAATAATTCTTCAGTCGATAATATAGTTCAATATCAAGAAAAGCTTCAATCTGAATTAAAAGAAACTCAGAAACAAGCTGAGAAAACAACTCAGGCTGTTAAAGAGGTGTCTTCTACTGCTTCTCAAGACCAAACGAAAGACGCATTTCCTGATAAAGATATTTCTACATCTGTAGATTCTGCTACTAATTCCATCAAAGAAGAGAATAATGTATTAGAGCAGAATACTCAGAAAGTTAAGGAAAATGCTGATGCGAAAAAGAAATTAACTGATACTGATAAGGAAGTATCAAATGTTGATTTGTCAAAATATGATAACCGTCTTGAATCATATACCAAGAAAACATCTGGTTACGATACTACTATTGCAAGGTTTGAAAATGGCGGTTGGACAAGCGATACTTATAAGCAGAGGGTTAATGCTGTCAAAGAAGCCGTTAAGCAATATGCAGATATTCTTAATAATTTTAAAAAACATCCCGAATTAGTAAATGATGATGAGCTTGGTAAATTAGATAAACAAGAAAAGCTTATTAAGGATAATATTATTGCTGTTCAGAATATGTCGGCTGCCGAAAAGGGCTACTCTCTTGTATCTGGTCAGAAGGAACTTGATAAAATCAATAATATTCTTAAAGAACATTCTGGAATGTCACGAGAAGCTAAGAATCAGATAAAAGCTTACTACACTGAAATTAAATCTGGTAATCCAAGTGCTAGTTTAGATGTTATTCATGGAAAGATTATGCAAATAGTCAATGCTGAAATTGAAGCTGGTCGTGGCGGCAAGAGTATGTTTGATGCTATCAAAGAAAAAGCTTGGTATGGTGTTGCTAGTGCTATCGGTACATATTTTGGTTTTAATGATTTAATAAGATACGGTAAAGAAGGAGTTAGTATTGTTAGACAATTAGATACTGCTCTTACTGAAATGAGAAAAGTATCCAATGAATCTGTTCAAAGTTTGAAGAAATATCAAGATACCACATTTGATACAGCAGATGCAGTTGGAACTACTGCGAAACAGATACAAAATTCCACAGCGGATTGGATGCGTTTAGGTGAAAGTATGGATACTGCTGCTAAATCAGCTAAAGATGCAAATATCTTACTTAACGTATCTGAATTTGAAGGAATAGATGAGGCAACCGAATCACTTGTGTCTATGAGTCAGGCGTATAAAGATCTTGATAAAATGGATATAATTGATGTTCTCAATAATATTGGCAACAATTATAGTATCTCGACAGATGGATTAGCAACTGCTCTTAAAGATTCAGCAAGTGCATTAGTAACTGCAAACAATGATCTTAATGAAGCTGTTTCGTTGACTACGGCTGGCAATGCTATAACTCAAGATCCATCTAAGGTAGGGGCAGGTTTAAGAACGATTTCTCTTAGATTGGTTGGTACAGAGGAAGCCAAGGAGGAACTTTCAGATTTAGGCGAAGAAACAGATGGAATGATAACCACAGTATCAAAACTGAGAAATACTATCCAGTCTGCAACTTCTGCTGCAACAAAAGATGGTAAAGGTTTTGATATTTTTGATTCAAATGGAAATTATAAGAGTACATATGAAATCATGCAAGGATTGGCAGATTTGTATGATGAAATTGTCAAGAAAGATAAAGAATTAGGAACAAATAATCTTAACTTATTATTGGAGACTATAGCAGGCAAAAACCGCAGCAATATTGCTGCTTCTATTCTCCAAAACGGTGATATGCTTCGTTCAGTATACGAGGATGCTCAAAATTCCGAAGGTTCAGCAGAAAAAGAATTAAATTCTTATTTAGATAGTGTTGATGGAAAGTTTCAACAACTTCAAAATAGAACGCAAGAATTTTGGTACAATGTAATTGATACTACAACTGTTAAATCTGTTTTAGATTTTACCACAGATTTAACTGAAGGTGCTTCTAAATTTTTTAAATTAGTAGAAAAGCATCTTCCAACCATATTAGGAGCAATTGCAACTATTATTGCTTCAAATAAAAGCGGTGGTTTGATAAGGTTAATAAATTTTATTAACAACTCTCCTTTCCTAGCTACCGTAGAGTTTAACCGTGAGGTGTACGAGCTTATTATATAATAAGTAAGGACTCTAATTGTAAAATAACAGACGAATGATTAACGAGTAATGTCGTTAATACCTAAGATTGACAGGGCAATGAGAAAAACTTAGGTCGAGGAAGGCTACCCTGATTTTAACTACCAAGTTATAATACGAAAGGTTATAATGGCAAATGTGAAAGCATAAGGTATGGTAATAATGTTAAAATAATAAGCCAGAAATTCGCAGCCGACAGTCCTAAAATGTAAATTCATTAAGGACTATGTTCATCGAGTATAAGGGTTAGATGGTTTTATTAATCATTAATGTGTACTCAGGGGAGAATAAGAGATGTACTTAAAATAAAGTGAAAGTTGATACACTTTACATCGTAATTAATATATTGTGAGAGGTATATTTATTAATTACAATCAACATAACAGAGAATAATAAAATAAAGAGTAGAAAAAATCTACTCTCCTATGTAAAAATAATAATAATATTCCCACCAGATTCAATAATTAAAAACATAATTTAATGACAATAAACAACGCTATAAGCGCAATAACAAAAGACGTGCTCATTCTAATATGGCAATTCATAATGTCGTTCCTCCTTTTATTAGTTTCTTCTGCTTTGTATACAACAGAAACACTGAAGGGGTTTATTGCCCAAGCAATACCTGCTCGGCGACCGACTATATTTTTAATTATATATTATCTGGCTCCCTTACGCTTACCTTTTGGATAAGTATGCCTCCCAGATATTTTTATTATATCATTATATCATATTTTTACAATTCAGAACATAGGTTTTGAGGAAAATGTATAGTATTAAAGAGTCTTTTTATGCATATTGACATGATCATAAGATTAGTGATTAATAATAAAATAGGACTGTCGTGAGACAGCCCTACTGATGAAATAAAGGAGAATAAATATATAAATGAAGAACATTAATGATGAAGATTGATATTGATATCCTTAGAAGTCATTTCTGCTAAACTTCCAGTTTTGGAATCACTGTAGTCTTTGCAGATTTTAGCAATGTAACATTTGCCAACGATTGAAGCTATGTGGCATATTACATAACATATTCCAAGAATTATTAAACCGATTATCTCGGCATATAATATATTCAATATGTATTTTCACCTCCCTTCTTAGTAAGAATATAAATAAGTAGGGAATATTCTTTTAGCCCAGAATGGGCAGATATTTATTCCGACTGCCATAAAATAGACATTGGGACAACCTTCGGTTATAGAGTGTTATGGCACACATCTATGTTGTTTCTCCAATGTCTATATTTTACCATTGTATTTAATTCAATACAATCCAGAACAATAGTTCTAATTATGTAATTGTGAATCAATATACTCTTCTCTTTCGGATTTCGTCATTGAGAAGAATTTTTCAAATTCTATATCAAGATTTTTACATTCAATGTTGCATGTTCTGCATATATATTTAATATAATGCGTGTATGTAATTCTATGACAATTAGGACAATAATGGATTTTAAACATAATATAACTCCCTTACATAATATCTAAATTAGTTGTATTATTAATTGTAAATTATTACATATTATCCTTTTCAATATCGAGTGTTATTTTATTATCACTTAATGAATATTCTCCATGATAGAATTTATTAATATCCATATTTAATGCTTCAATTACCTTACAAGCGGTTTGGAAAGTGGCTGATTCAATTTTGCGTTCTCCACTTTCAAATTTTTGATATTGTTGAAGTAGAATTCCTGCTTTTTCAGCGACCTCTTGCTGAGTTAATCTAAGATTAATTCTTCTTTCTTTGAGTATATTAGATGTTGTTAATAATTTAAAAAATTCTGTTTTCATATTTTCCTCCTATCACATTCGTTTGAGTGTATTTTACATTCAGGTGAATGTCTTGTCAAGTACGAAAATACTAAACAAATGTTCTTGTAGATATATGTCAATTATTGGTATATAATACTTTATTATATATTGATGATTGGGGAAAATTATGTTAAAGAAACCAAATGAAGATGTTAAAGCGCTTATAATTAATATTATTAGCAACATTATTTTTCAGTTAATTATTTTAGCTGTATCAAGTAGTGGAATATTATATTTTTTTCATGAAAAATATAAAGATTTATCTAACAACAAGATAACTATATCATTATTAGAATTGATAATTCTATTAGTAATGTTTACGGTATCCATCTTAATTGTACTTTCGTTAATAAAAAAATTAATAAAAAGAAATAGAAAAAATAAAGAAAGTAATAATATTTTTAATGATATTAAAGATTATTATTTTAGTGACTATAAAAAACAAGTAACTATTTATAATAATGGAACAGGTATTATAATACATAAATTTACAATTGTAGTTAATGATGTAAAGAAACTTAAACAAATTAGAAGAAAACTTAATATTGAAGATGGCGCAAAAACTTCAAACTTTCCACCTTTGGAATCAATGAAAAAAACTAATATGTCTGAAAGATTTAAAGATTTTGGTTTTTGGTATGATTCAAAAGAAGGTATAATAATGAATGTAGATGAATTTTATTGGGATAATAAGTCTACAGTTGAAAATAAAAAATTAAAAAAGAATCCGCAAGAATTAAGGTGGATATTTAAAATTAATTCAAATAAATTAGTACAAAACCAATCATATGAAATATGCTATGTTATTAGTGTTCCTGGTTTGTCAGCTTTGAAAAATGGAAAGCTTGATGTACAATTATTAAATGATCCATTAGATTTGAATAGTTCTTCAAATATGCACATAGACCATAAAATACAAAATCTTACATATATAATCTCGTTTGAGAATGGGGTTAGTTTAAATACACAACCTCAATGTCAATATAAAATAAATGAACAAGATGAGTTAAAAACTGTTGACATTCAAGGAAAAGAAGAATATGATTTGTTATATACAAAATACATATTCAATATTAAAGAGCCAGCATTTGGAAGTAATATTTCTATTAATTGGAAATATAATACTTTATAATATTGAATAAAAGGAGGTAATTTGCATGAAAGGAGTAATTTTAATCGCAAGTTGTAATTTGGAGAAGGATGGTGGCGATTGATTTAAAATTGTGTTTTGAATAAAATGTGACGAAGAGCAGGATTAACCTCCTGCTCTTTTATATATTGCTTTTCTATCCTATTAGTCTTTATCGTCAGATCCACTGCATTCGTCACTATGTTCACAGAATTCACAATGACATTCTTCTGTATAGTCGCCTGTTTGCCAACATAGTTCTGTTGGAGACATATCATTATACATAAATTCACCCCCTCTGCTTTAAAATTATTGTAAAGTAAATAAGGAATATTTTACCATTTTATATTACGATTTATTTTAAAAATCACTCTCAAAAGAAAGGATTGTCTTATATGAAATCAAAATCAAAACCTCCAATTAAAACGGCTATCAACAACAATAATGACAAAGTTAATATTGATAACCGACCACCGTTACCATACCACAATTTGACAACCTCTGTTCCAGAATTACTTTGTATATTTTGTCGTAAGGATAATAACTAATTATTGTGTTTTTCTGTATTTATCAACTCAAATATTTCACTCACTCTTGAAGTAAGATTAGCTTGAGGTAATAGTGGTTTCTGTTGGTTGTTACTGTTATTATTATTTGTGTTCTTTTGACTTGTGTTGTCTGTATTATTTGTTGGTATAAAATTACACATCCTTATCACCAGGTATATCCGCAATTACAGCACTTGAATGTCTTATTAATTTTCTTACTAAAGATACCAAATGCAACTATTGAAGCTCCACGTTCTATTCCACCCATCTTTTTGATGTTTGTAGAACCGCAAGTTGGGCACTTAGGTTTATTAGCATTTTCCTGTTCTTCACGCTTTTGCTTACCAAGATTGAAATAGTAATCCGCTTCTGCTCCACGCATAGATTCCTCGAATTTACGCTTTTCTTCAGCTTCTTCTTCGGGGGTTAGTTTTTGACCAGCTTTTTTGTTACCAGTCAGTCTTGTATATTTGTCATAACGAAAACCGAACCAGAAATCAGGATTACCAAGGGCTAATTCTTTATATGATTTTTCGTTAAAATATGGTGAGTTTTCAACTTCTAATTGAATTTTAACTTCATATTCATCTTTTTCATCTTCGGTCATTTGTTCATATTGTTCTCTTGTTAGACCATCATCAACAATATGAGTGCTACCACAATTGCAACAATAGTCTTCATAGAACCAACAACAATCTTCTGCTCTAATAAAACAGCATGATAAACAATATTTCATATATATTTACCTCTCTCACTTAATATATAAAATATAATATCATTTTTATATATATACTGCAATATTTTCAGCATATAATTAACGATAGGAAAAATTTTAGCTGATAATTGGGGTATTACTGATAAATTAGGTGGAACAAAAAATTTTAAAGAAGTCGAAAAATTATCTACATTAGATTTTAAAAATTTCAAAGAATTAGAAAATACCATCGCCAATGCTAAAGGTGATACAATTCAACTTCAGAAGGTATTAACTGAAACCTTTGAAGATGGTAAGTATTCAAAAGTAAATGGTCTTGAAGAATATATTAAGAAAAATAAAACACTTGATAGAGGTTCTATCAATGAACTTATTACTAAACAGAATTATGAGAACATTGCAAAACAGTCTTTCAGTTTTCAAGGTATTAATGCGAATATTAAAGAATATAACAGTCTCTTAAAGAATTCTGTAAAAGAGAGTAATGCTTTTGCTGAAGTTGTTGCTTCTCATAATATGAAACTTGGTAATTATCTTACAAGTCTTAATGGTGCAAATGCTGGACTTGGTGGATATATTAAAAGTCTTGGTATCGCAAAGTTAAAGACAACTGCATTGTCAATTGCTACTACTGCTTTAAATATGGTTATAGGTGCTATAGCTTCAGCTATTGCTTCATTCATTATAAAAGGTATTTCCAATATAATAAATAGTGCCGAGAATATGAAAAAAGCTGTAGATGATATAGTTACATCATATAATGATAGTTTAAAGACTCTTGAATCACACAAAAAGACTATCAATGACATAAAAGATGATTATAAAACCTTATCAAAAGGTGTTGATGAATTAGGCAATAATGTTTCACTTACGACTGATGAATATAAAAAATATCAAGACATTTGTAACCAGATTGCCGACATTTACCCTTCTTTGATAGCAGGACATACTTCTGAGGGTAATGCAATATTAACCTTAAAGGGCAATGTTGAAGCTTTAACAAAAGCATATAAGGATGAACAGAAAGCAGCCGCTGCAAGTGTTATAAGTGGCAGTGATAAGGAAAATACCAATGTAGTCAAGAATTATAAAAATGAATCAAAAACTGGCATAAAAAGTGCATTTAAGTCTGCATTTACATTTAATTCTGATAAATCTACGGTAAATGGATTATCTACAACTCAAAAGATATCTTATCTCGAAAGAGCTACAAATTTATCTATTAATGAGTTAAAAAATAAATCGGGTTCTATAGGTTCAGATAATGTATTTAGAAGTTTATTAAAGACATATGGATTAGATACTGATAGTACTGACCAAGAGGTTACTACTATCATTCAGAATATGAAAGCTGATTTGTCAACTTATCAGGCTGAAGTTGATGAAGCAATGAAAGGAATTAAAACTAAGGCGAATGCGTATTTTATATATAATTCAGATTATGATAATTTGAATGACGAACAAATAAATCAGATAAGTTCCTTAATTGATAAGGCATTAACTGAAGAAATCGCTGACACTTTTAATAAAGATTCTGATATAAATAGTAAATTTGTACAAAAAATTATTGATGGTATCGAGAATAATAAAGAGGGTATTTCTAATGCTTATAAGTCTTTATTGACAATTGATCCTAATAACATGGGTGATGTATCAAAAGATAAGCAGGCAATTGATGGCTACATTAAGAAAATTGCTGATTATATTGGAACAGATGCAGAATCTTTGAAAAAAGGTCTTGGTTATGATGTAGCTGATGACATATCTCAACAATATAACAACATTATAGAAGAAGCAAAAAAGAAAGAATTTGATTTTGATTGGGATTCTTGGTTTAAAGAACATTCAGTTAATACTCAAGAAGAAATTAATAAATGGAAAGAAATTGCATCTTCTGCTAATAGTGCTGCTAAAGCACGAGAGAATTATGCTAAACAGGCAAACACTTTCAAAGAAACTAAATTATTCGATATGGGAAGTGATAATGCTCTGTCAACATTAAGTAAGCTAAATTCTCAATTGGACGAAATTCAATCTGCTTATTCTACACTCTCTTCCGCTGTTTCTGAATATAACAGTAATGGAAATATTTCAATTGATACAATGCAATCCGTTATCGCATTAGGTGATAATTGGCTTGATTACATTGATATGGAGTCTGGTGCATTTACTCTTGACCAAGAAGCTTTAAACAAACTTACTCAAGCTCGTATTGAGGATATGAAACAACAGGCACTTGCTAATTTAGCTTCTACCGTTGAAAGTATCACAACTGAAGCAGATGCAACAAAATATTTAGCTTCGACTAATTATGATGCTGCAAATTCATATCAAGAATTGGCAAAGGCAAAGTTATCAGAAGTACAAAGTAATCTTCAGAAGAAGGTGGAAGAAGGTTCACTCTCACAAGATTCATATGATAAAATAATTTCTAAATTTGAATCTGATGCTAATAAGATATCTCAGATATTTGATAATACAAGTTTTAAACTTACAGCAGATGGTTCAATTGGAGATAGTTTATCAGAACTAGAGTCACATGCTAATCTTCTTAAATCTATACAGGACGAGTTACAAAATACAAGCAGATTATCATCTTCTACTTTGGATTCAATTGCTAAAGCATTTCCTGAGTTGAATGAGTCGGTTAAACAGTTCAGAAACGGATTATTGAGTTCAGAAGAATTATTCGCATTATTAGAACAAGCTTATAATGATGATGCTGATGCATATATTAGTAATCAAATAAAGAAGTCACAATATGATGGTACATATTATGATAACTTAGTTTCAGCAAACAATGAATTTTTCCAAGGTTTATTTGATGCTTATGGTGAAGATTTAGAAAAGAGTAAAAATTTAGCCCATGCAAAGAAAGTCATAAATGACAAGGTAATAAGTTTATTAGCTTCATCATGGGGAAAATTCTATCAAACTGAAATAGATAATGCTACTGGCTTAATGAAAATAGCAAGTAAGGCTACTTCTATGGATGATGATATGGATTTAGGTCTTGCTATTGCACAAAATGGAGGAAATGAAGAAGAATATTTTTCAGATTTTCTATCTACTTTACAAAAGACTGTAGATGACTATAATGCTTTACAAAATATTGCTATAGATACAACTTGGGGTGGCATAGATACATCATGGAAAGGTTTATCTGGTTATGATTCTTCATCAAAAGATACAAAAGAGACAGCCGAAAAACTCAACTGGATTGAACGCTTAATCAATAAAATCTCAACAGCATATTCACGACTTAAGAATATTGTATCAGATACAACAACTACATGGCTCAAGCGTAATACTGCCCTTTCTGATTCAATGTCTACTCTTTCATCCGAAATAAACGCACAGAAACAGGCATATGAGTATTACATGAATGCTTTTAATTCATATGACCTTGACGGATATTGGAAAGACCAGATTGCAGATGGTTCTATAAGCATTGACGTTATTTATGATGATGACTTGAAGGATGCTATATCTGATTGTCAGGATTTCTATGATAAAGCACAGGACGCTAAGACTGCTGTTCAGGAACTTAATATCGAGTTAAAAGGGCTTGCTAAGAGTAGGTTTGATAATGTAGCTTCTGAATTTGAAAAGAAGATTTCATATTTCAAAGATTATTCAGACCAGCTTCAAAAGGAAATGGATATTATAACCACTAAGGGTTGGTTCTCTTCTACTTCTATTAATGAAAGCATGAAGAAGGTCGAACAAGATAATCTTGACAGACTTAAACAGGAAAGAAATGCTTTGCTAAATGCCTTAAATTCTGCTGTTGATTCTGGTAAAATAGAGAAATACAGCGAAGATTGGTATGATATGCAATCTTCTATCGACTCTGTTACATCTTCTATTCTTGATGCTGAGAAGGCTCTTATTGAGTATGATAATGCTATCAGGCAGATTAAGTGGGATGCATTTGATAGAACAAGAGATGATGTAGAGAATCTTATTAGTGAAACTGAATTTCTTGTTGAATTATTAAAAGATAAAGGTATTACTGACGACAATGGCAATACTACTGCTGAAGGTAAGGCTGCACAGGCGTTACTTGTTCAAAAGTATCAGTTATATCTAAATCAGGCTCAAAAATATAAAGATGAAATTCTTAAGATTGATGAGGAACTTGCCAATAATCCTTATGATAAGGAATTGCTAGATAGAAAACAAGACCTTATTGATAAACAGCAAGAAGCTATTAAATCAAGTATTTCTGAAAAAGATGCTATTAAGGATCTGGTCAACGATGGATATAATGATTTATTGAATGCTTTACAAAAAGTTATTGACAAACAAAAAGAGAGTCTATCTGCCGAGAAGTCACTGCATGATTATCAACGAACAGTTGCTGAACAAACTGCTACTATTGCTCAGTTACAGAAACGATTATTAGCTTTACAGGGCGATAATTCTGAAAGTGGTCAGTCTCAGAGACAAACCATAAGTTCAGAGCTTAAAGATGCACAAGACCAGCTAGAAGAGACAGAGTACGAACAGTACATTGAAGATCAGACTAAGATGCTGGACGACTTAGCAAGTCAAGCTGAAGAATGGATAAATACTCGTTTAGACAACCTTGATGGTCTTATTCAGCAGATTATTGATGATAGTAATACTCATAGCGGAGAAATTAAAGATATTATCACTAATACTGCTAATGAATTTGGTATAAATCTTAGCGATGGTATGAAGAGTATTTGGGAGACAAATACAAATAATATTAATAATAATATTACTTCTGTATTTAATGACTTTGGAACAAAATTTGATAATACAATGACAACACTTAATAATGTTGTTAGTGGTATTGAAGATAAAGTTCAAGAAATGCTTCGCCTTGCTAACGAAGAAGCTGCACAAAGACAAGCTGAATTAGAAGAACAAAGAAGACAACAGGAAGCTGCTGAGTCTAACTCATCTTCATCAGGTGATTATAGTGAACCTGATTATGATTGGGATGATATTGGCGGTGGAGATAGTGATTCTTCTAGTGGTGGAGATGGCGTTGATTGGATATACTCTCCTGACTATTTCCCAAAAGATCAATTGAATGTAAATACTAGTATAGTAGACAGGTTGAAAAGTCTTGATTATGATTCTTCCTTTGGTGCTAGAGCTATGTATTTTGAGCAAATGGGACTCGGTGATGACTACACGGGTAGTTATGATGATAATGTAGCAATGTTAGACTGGATGAAATCTCACGGATATCGTAAAGGAACTAGATCAGCAACAAGTGGAGTTCATATTTACGGTGAAGATAATCCAGGTTCAGAAGTACTTGTTACTAAATATGGAGTACTTCGTCAGTTTGATTCAGGCGATACAGTATTCAACAAAGACCAAGTTGAAAAACTTTGGAATCTTTCTAAGGGTATCACTACACCAAACATGTATATGGATAACCTTGGTGCTAAGTTACCTGATATTACCCCAGTTTCAACAAACAAATCGGTTGATATTGGTGGCATTAATGTTAATGTTGATAAGGTTGTCACAGACAATCCAGAAGACTTTACACGACAGCTTACTAATGAACTGGCGGGAAATTCAAAGATACAGAAAATCCTTGGAGAGATTAATTCTAATCAGCTCTTAGGTCGAAATTCATTATCTACTCGTAGATATATGAAATAATATTATGGACGCATTGGTGTCATAGCCAGTGCGTCTATTTTAATTGGAGGAATATAATGTCAAATAAATTGATTAAAAATAAAAACTCTACAAGTAAAGAACTTGAATATTATAAAAAACATTGTTCCTTACTTGAGAAGGAACTAGAGGAAGAAAGAAAAAAAAGAACACAACTCGAAATCACTCTTTCATGTGGTTCTGAACCCAGTAACCACGCGGTTTCCGAGCTTCAAAATTTAATAAAATCATATAAAATTGCAAAAGAGACAGAAGAAAAGCTTTGCAATGAACTATTAGTTAAAAATAAGAAGATGGATGAAAATTTGGCTGAATTCGATAGAATAAAGCCTTTGTATATAAAGAAATGTGAAAGAGAATATGATGAAATTCTCAAAGAATACACAAAAATGGTTAAAAATATTGGTTAAAAATAATATTCAGAAAGGATGGTGAACAATGAAGATACAAAAAGTTCAAGTAACGGGTGCAAAAGGTAGTACCGTTGATTGTGGCTATTTCTCTAATGCTCTATATGATACATACTTGCAACTCACCACTACTGCTGAAATAGGTAAACAATATAATATACATGGATATATTAAGTCAAATAGTTCAGGAACAATCAGATGTCAAGATGTGACTGCAAATGTTACTACATCTTGGCAAGAAATTAAAATGACTATAATTCCAACGAGTAATATTTTGGAATTATATTTTTACCCAGGTGAATTTTATTTATATAATTGGAAAATGGAAGCAGGAACTATATCCACTGCATGGACTCCTTCTCCACTTGATGTTAAATATGATTTGATTGAAATGGGAACAATTGTAACGCAATTATCTAATAGTATATCAAGCAAAGTATGGCAAAACGATATTAATACTGCTACAGGAGCTTTGGATACTAAGATTACAGAAGTCAAGCAGAATGCGGATAAAATTTCATGGTTAGTTAAGTCGGGATCTTCTGAATCTGATATGATTCTTACTGATACTGCATACACTTTAATTTCCAAAAATATTAATCTTAAAGGTAATGCTGTTTTTACAAGTTTCCTTAATGATGATCAAACAGCGATTAACGGTGGAAAAATTGCTACTAATAGTATTACTGCTTCACAATTATCTACCGATTCCATCAAATCAAGAAACTATATTGAAAATACTTCAGGTTCATTTTTAAATCTTTCTGATGGTACATTTGATAGTAAGTATTTAAAATGGGATGAAACGGGTGCTATTACTGCAACAAATGTGAATATAACAAATGGAAAAATTCAAACTTCTGGCACAGCCAAAGGTAATGACGGAATAACATATTTAATGCAATGTGTTATTTCAGGAGGTCAAATCCTCATAGAAAATTTGACTAATAATAATTCTAAACTATTTATTCAGGGGCATGGAATATGGTTGGATAATTCATTAGGAAATAATATATTACAACTAAGTGGAAGCGAAGAAGGCGGTGCTTATATAGGATTACGTAGTGGTAAAGACGATAATGAAATAGTTGTTCAAATGGGAACTAATAGACAAACAACTGATGATGGATCTATCGATTATAAAGGTTATATTAAGATTCCTAATTGTGCATATTTAGGAAGAGAAAATACATTTAGTACAAAAACTTGGTTTGATAATATAGTATACGTTAATGATAATTCTAATTTACAAATATGGCATAATAGCAGAAAAAAATATGGAAATCCAGTTACATATATGAATAATCCTATTTCTATTGATTGGGATGGAAGTGTATTAAGGATTTATGTAGATAATGTAAATGTAGCTTCGTGGATAACAGCCGAGCAGAGGTGGGAGTAAAAAATAGAAAGGAGAACTTATGTATATAAAATACAATAACAATAATAGAATTTTAATTAAAATAGATAGTTATAAAATTATCAATCCATATATTTTTAGAATATACGGAGATATATCCACTTTAAAAAATCAAACTGGTTTTTCTATATATTATGAAGGTGATAATGTTCCTACCCAAAAATGTTCTGAATATAAATATATATATGATATAGGCGAAAATTATATAGATTACACAAATCAAAATATTATTTACTATATTTATTATATAGCAAATAAGGATAACTATGTCACAGGAACAGAAATAACTGAAAAAAAAGATGACAACAGAGTATTATGTATTTCAGGCTCAGGCAAGAAATATGAATATTATAATGATACTAATGTTTATGTAGATGACAATGGTTGTTATAATTTTAAAATCATATCCGATAAAATAGAAAATGTATCTAAAGAAGAAAAGGAAATGATTTTAAAGCAGAAAGAAATTGATAAATTAATTCAAGCTAAAAATGTTAAAATATCTGAATTAACAGAAACTTGTCAAAATATAATTCTTAACGGCGTTTATTATAATGGAAAACATTATGCATACAATTATTCTGATCAGAATAATATTTCAAACCTCGTACAGATGGCTAAAACAACAGGTATGGATGTACCTTATCATGCGGATGGAGAACTTTGTCACCTATACTCTCCTGCTGATATTTATGCTATTTATATTACGGAAGAAATGAATGTAACTCAAAATACAACATATCTTAATCAGCTTAAGGCTTATGTTAATACACTTAAAGATATTGATAGTGTCAATAATATTGCATATGGTCAGGAACTTACGGGTGAATATCTCAAGAATCTTAATAATATTATGGAACATTCGCAGAAAATTATAGAGGTGTTAAATGCAAAAACGTTTAAGATTACTCAGTAAGCATCTATTTTTGTTTTTAGTTGGTGCAAGTCTTTATATTTTTATTGAGGTAATATATAGAGGATATTCTCATTGGACTATGGGTGTTTTAGGTGGAATATCATTTATATCTATTGGACTTATTAATGAAATATTAAGTTGGGATACACCAATATGGACTCAATGTTTAATTGGAGGGTGTTTAATAACATTCTATGAATTTATCACGGGTATAATATTGAATCTTTGGTTACATTTGGGCATATGGGATTATTCTCATATGCCTTTTAATATATTAGGTCAAATATGTTTACCATTTACGTTAATTTGGTGTGTACTATCTTTAGTGGGAATTGTATTAGATGATTATTTAAGATATTGGTTTTTTAACGAAGAAAAACCAAGGTATAAATTATATTAAACAACAATATTGAAAATATTACGCTTTCACTCTCAGAAATAAATGATAATATTAATATTTCAAGATTTAGAGTAGGATATAATCCCATAACTTTAGTTGCTGTTTTTAGCGGTTGGATATCTGTTGTTGAAGAAATTCTTACTAATACTAAAATTTTTAACTTGCCATATAAAAACGCATATACCAACCCTTATTATATCATTATGCTTAAAGCAGAATCTGGGTTTGAATTACATATCGCCGAAATCGTATCTAGCGGATACGAAGTCAAAACAGATATGAAGTTAACAAAAGGTTCTTATTGTATGTTAGGCTGTGCTTTACTTAAATAATATTCCGCACAAAATTGTTGCTTAGTTCACTTACTCACCTATCAAATTTGAATAAAAATAATAAAAAAGAAAGGAGGAATTTTAAAAATGTCTTTAATTGATTTTACATATGCTGATCAAAAATTATCGAACTTTGGTTATATGCCATGTAGTTTCGATTCATCTGATTTATCATCTATTTCATTCGGAAGTAATGCAACATTTACAACCATAAGACTTAATTCTTCTTCAAAAAATAAATTACTTTCAACAAAATATGAAGATGTATATACGACATCTGAGCCAATCCAAATATGTAAGAAATGTCCTTCTGATAATATATATATTACTCATGAAGAATTTCGATTATTAGAACGATGGCTTAATAGAGGAAAATATTTAAAACTTACCCCTAAATATGAATATGAAAATGAAGAATTATATTTTTATGGATATTTCAATGTACAAGCATTAATATATGGAGGTCGAATTGTAGGTGCTGAATTGACATTTACAGCTAATTCTCCTTTTGCTTATAAATATGTAACTCAATCTTTTGATTTGACGAACAACAAATTAACATTTTCTTTAAATAGTATTTCTGATGATTTTAAACCAATTTATCCTAATATAAATATAACTTTAAAACAAGCTAGTGATTTATCTTTAATGAATATGATTGATAATTCCGTCACTTCGATTAAAAATTGTTCAGAAAACGAAACAATATCTATCAATGGTGAAAATAAAATCATCACTTCTTCACTCTCTCATACATCTCTTCCTAATGATTTTAATTATGAATTTCCAAAAATATACACATCTTATGAAATCGCTACTAACAATTTCTCGGTTTCAGCCCCATGTACAGTAACAATTAGTTACGAACTGCCAAGAAAGGTAGGTGTTTATTAATGCAAATTAAAATTCTATCATCTTGCGGTAATACATTGTTATTTGGACAGACTGCTACTTTAACAGTTCAATTATATGATGATAATGATAATATTATAAATGATACTTCTACTTATCATTATGTATGGAAAAAATATCATGAAGGTCGAGAGGTTAAATGGGACGCATCTGGACAAACAATAACAATTATATCAGATGAATGTGGTAATGTGGTATATAAAGTCTTTGTTATGGATGAGAATAGTCTCACAAATTTTTCAGGAAATTTGATTACGGACAATGAAGATAATATATATACAGCATATTTTTCTTTTGATTCTATTTTGACCGAAATATACAACGGTTCTTCTGATATACCACCATATTCTAAAGATTTAACAATAATCTTAGCTTCAAGGAATTTAAAGTTACTTGGACAAATAGTTAATATAGATTCTGATAGTATATCTTACAAGAATTCTCTTAATGCAGCAAATGAATTGTCTTTTACTGTACATAAGAATCTTGACAATATAATTGAACCTTTATGGGATAAGATAACCGATCTAAAATTGGCTTATGTTAAAGAACTAAATCAATATTATCAAATATCTGTTACTATTAATGATACATCTGATGATATAACAAAGGTAATATCTGCTACTTCTTTATGCGAAGCAGAATTGAGTCAGAAATATATTCATAATACGGAAATCAATACAGAGAATGATATTACTAGAGATGATTATACAATTACAAAATTTTATAGCCTTACTGATAAAAAAGCTTCTTTGTTAGATAGAATATTGTCGTTTGCTCCAAATTATAAAATTGGACATGTTGATGATACTCTTGTCGAACTACAAAGAAGTTTTTCTATTGATGGAACAAGTATATATGATTTCTTAATTGGTGATTGCTCTGAGCAATTTGGGTGTTTATTTCAATTCGATTCTACTTCAAGAACAATTAATGTATATGATTTATATACAAATTGTTTAAATCCTGAATGCGGATACCGTGGAGAATTTAATGATACTTGCCCTGAATGTGGCAATACTAATCTTTCATATTTTGGCAAAGATACTTCTATTTATATTGATAAGGACAACTTAACAAATTCTATTGAATTTACAACAGATATTAATTCTGTAAAGAACTGTTTTAAAGTTGTGGGTGGAGACGATGATATCAACGCTGCTATTCATAATGTCAATCCTAATGGATCAGATATTATATATAGAATAACGGACGAACAAAAAGATGATATGTCTTCTGAACTTGTAGAGAAATTATCTGATTATGATGAATTATGTGACTTTTATAAAAGTACTTATAAATCAATCAATATTGATATCTATAATGCTATGGATAAAATATTGTATTATACTTCATCTATGATGCCGACAGTTGAGCATGAAGAAGTTACGGCATCTACCGAAGCAGCAAAACTTACCTCTGCTAAATTAAGTCCACTAGGATTACAAAAAGTAACTACTTCTACTTCTGTTGCCACAGTGAACACGGCACTGAAGATGTTAGCAAGGGTGTTTGTTAAATCAGGATATGTCAAGGTTGAAGTTGATACAGATAACACAAATACATTTACCTATGTTGGTATAGATGAACAGCATAATCATTATGGTACTTGGTATGGTCGATTTAAAGTTACCAATTATAGCAACGAAGAAGATATTGTATACACTAATTATATGGAAATTAAGGTATACGACTTATATGAAGAATATCTTGATCAAAAAATTAAGAAAAACATCGTAAGTAATGATAAAGATGGTGAAGGTAATCTATTTAATGTATTATCTATTGAAGACTTATCACAATTTAAGAATGCATTAACTTATTACTGTTTGAATAGACTTACATCTTTTTATTCTGCTATTGAAGGATGTATGAACATACTTATTGAAGCTGATCAAGCAAAACAAGGTGCAGATTTATATGAGAAGTTCTATTTAAAGTATTATAACATGCTTCAGGCATGTCAGGACGAAATTGATACTCGTAATGCAACAATAACCGAATGGAATGGTAAGTATGATTCATATGTTAGTCAGCGAAACATAATTCAAGATAAACTTAATTTTGAAAAGTATCTTGGTAAGGAATTATATAATGAATTTATATCATATATTAGAGAAGATACTTATACTAATGATAATTATATATCCGATGGATTGACCAATGAAGAACTGTTAAATAAAGCCGAGGAATTGTTGAATACGGCTAAATTAGAATTATTCAAGTCAAGTGAAAGACAACACAGTATATCTTCGACTTTGTATAATTTGTTGCAGATGAAAGAATTTTCTGAAATTATTGATAAGTTCCAATTAGGTAATTGGATAAGAGTCAAAGTCGATAATAATATATATAGATTAAGACTTGTATCTTATGAAGTAAATAATAGTGGTATAGAAAATATTAATGTTGAATTTTCTGATGTTACACAAACTTTAAATGGTCAAAATGATACAAAAAGTATCATCAGTAAAGCTCAACAGATGGCTACTAATTATAGTTATGTAAGTACTCAAGCAAAGAAAGGTGAACAAGCACAGAATTCTATTGCTTCTCTTCTTACTAATGGTTTTAATACGGCTATAACCGCAATAAAAAATGCTGATACAGAAGATATTATTATTAATAAAAATGGTATATCTGCTAGAGCATTAAATGATATAGAGTCTGCGTATGAACCTAAACAACTTAAGATTATTCATAATATGATTGTATTCACCGAAAATAACTGGCTTACAGCTTCTACAGCGATTGGTGAGATAAAATATACATTAGACGGACAAGAGTTTTCATCTTATGGAATAATTGCTAAGAGTATGATATCTGGAATAATAATTGCAGGACACATATATTCAGCTAATTATTCTTCTACAAATAAGACAGGGACTCATATTGATCTTGACTCAGGTTCATTTTCTTTAGCTGGTGATAAGATTATTTATTCAGCAGGAGGAAATAAACTTACACTTAAAGATGTGCTTGTTGAGTATACGACTGAAGATGATAAGGGTGAAAAAACACAAATTGTTACAGGTCTTGATACTGTTGCGATTAAGGTAGATACAATTAATTCAAAATATATCAGTACAGATAATTTTTCTGCTAAGTTTGCAGAGATAGACATTGTAAAAATTAATGAGTTGTATGCAAATTCTGCTTTTATTACTTCTCTTAATTCTTATACATCTAATTCTATTAATTCTACAGTTAATACCGAGTTTGTTAAGACTCTTATTGCTGGTCATGCTACTCTTAATGATTTATTTACAAGTAATTTTACAATAGGTTCTGATGATTGTGGTTCTGTTCTTATGAACGGTTCTACAATGCAATTTAAAGACAAAAACGGCAATGTATATGTTCAAATAGGCACAGACAAATCTGGTGGACATTCTATTATTATTAATGATAGTAATGGAACTGCTATTATGAATGGTTCAGGTATTACTGCTAATGCTATTGCAGATGGTTTAATTGTGGACAAAATGGTTAAGAAGAAAGATACAACTTATAATGGTATCTCAGGTGATAAGCTTAACATAGATTCTGTAGTGACAAGTATTAATGAGGGTAATAAAACCATTAAATCTTCTCTTATCTATTTTGATGAAGATAAACAAACGCTCGATACCAAATTAGGTAAAATGATAGAAACAGACACTACGATAAACAATAGTCTTAACACAATTAAAAACTCAGTCAACGAAAACACCTCTGCAATTACACAAGTTACTATGTCTGCAAATGGTAATAATCTATTAAGAAATTCTGATACATTAATATTTGATGAATACATAATCGGTTCAAAGCTTATTGATGCAAGTAATAATATTCTTGTTGATAGAAACGGTTATATATTAGTCGGTTAATTAAAGAGCTGAGAAATCAGCTCTTTTATTTTTTTTAAAAGAAAGGAAATAAAAAATATGGCAAATAAAAAAATAACAGATGCTACTCAGATAAGCACTATGTCTGGTAGTGATAAATTATTCGTTAATTCAGGTGATGATTTAAAGCAAATCACACTAGATCAAGCTGTCGCAGCATCAACACCAGTTCAACAACTAAACAGCAATATAGAATTTTCCACTTTGGTAAGAAAAGCAAAAAATTTAGAACCAAACACAGACTTAAATACCATAACTACATCTGGAATATATTATCTTCTAAACGCAACAACATGGGAGAATGCTCCAAATACTAAAGTAACAAATAGTTATCTTATAGTGATTGCGGCTAACACAAAAAGATGTACACAAATATTGCTTCCTGGAAATGACACTGCAATATACATTCGTTCTACTTATACTGATAATACATTGTGGACTAATTGGAAATCTAATAATACAGATATAGAAATAAAAAACTGTTTCTGCAAAAATATTGCAAGTATAAATGGTACTCTTGAAGGTTATGGCTATAATTATTGTTATTATAATAATTCTACTAAAATAGGAATATTACACTTTGCGTCTCGAATTGAAACACCAGATTCTACATTAAATAATTTTTCTGGCTATTATGATGTGACAACAGTTCTTAAAAATATGGGTATTACTAGCTTTAATAAAATATTGGAAAGCAATTATACTCCATACGATTCCACAGGTGTAGTTCGAGCAAAGTTGATAGGCTATGGAACAACATTATTATATAGCTCTGCAAGTCAACATTATGCTTTTGCTCGATATTATACAAAAGATGGAGAGAAAGGCGCATGGGCAACAAGCGAATTCCAAAAGGGTGATTATATTACAGGTTCGCTTATATTTAGTTAA